TTAAATAACTTTTCTCATGCTCCCCTGCCCGTGGGGGCGCCCTGGGGGCAGTGCCGTTGGCATCTGATTGTTCAGCATGTTGACCTGATCCTGGTTCATGTCGCCAATCCACTTGGAGTAAACCTCGTACACCATGCGCGCATCTTCATGTCCCATCTGACTCGCTATGAATGACGGGTTCGCTCCGGCCATCAACGTCCAGCATGCGTAGGTATGCCGTGACTGATAAGGATTCCTTTCGCGGATATTTGCAAGTTTAGTGCCTCGCTTCCAGCCATAGGCAATCGAGTTCTTGGAGAAGTAACTGCCTTTTTTTGACGAATATGCTGTCGGTGAAAAAACGAAGCGAAGAGATTGCTGCTCAGTTTTTCCGATCTCCCGATGGTGAAATCGAATTTCTTGCTTCGGATTAGCGCCGGTGACTTCGTATTGTTCCTTCAGTGCATCCAGAGCAGGTTTAAGCAACGTTATCGTCCTTATTCCGGCATCTGTCTTAGGGGGTACAAATACTCGCTTATTCGTCAAACTTCTGGATACGTGGATTTCACCTTTTACCAAATCAATGTCTTCCCATGCCAGGGCGCATATCTCGCCCGGCCTCATCCCCGTATGTACGGCAACAATAATGATTAATGCCTGGCTACGGGGAAGGGCGGCTATCAGAGCCTGGTACTCATGAAGTAAAAGTGGGTCGGGATCATTTTTAGATAACTTGAGTCGCGACACTCCTTCATAAGGAGCATGCAATATAAACTGGCTTCGGTTTGCGAGCTTAAGCATTTCTGATAAAACTGCCATCTGTTTATTGACTGTTGAGGGCGCGCGGCCCTGCCTGGTCAGATTCGGCATTGCCGGGTTAATAATTGTCCCGATCAATAACTCCTTTCGGTAATGCAAAATATCGGCATGCTCAATATCTACCAGACGGGTATTTTCTCCGACTACACGCAGTAACGTATTTACGACCGAAGTAAGCGATAGCAGTGTTGCACCAGATACCTCTAAGGCTTTGGTGTCTGTAAAAAAATCACTTAGTTCTTTAAACGTGGTAATTTTTTTGGTTGTGATGAACTTCTTAAGCGCTTTGGATTCCGGGAAACGTTCCGCATAGTCGAACTTACCGAGCTGTATTTCACTTGTTATGAGCGCACGAAGATTTCCAGCTTTTTTGATGTTGCTGCTGTTCACCGTCCAGCCGCGAAGGACTTCGCGGCAACGTTTGCCGCGATAGGTAAATGTGATCCGTATTTTTCCATTATGCAGCTCAACGCCGGTTGGAAAGTCCATCATGCATCCTGTACTAATTGGTTAATCTTTGGATAGTTGTACCAAAGCAGACCTTTAGAATTGTCAGTTTCCCCGAGAGCTGTCAGATGTTTGAAATGCACGCCTTCGATCCACAAATTCAACCGATAACTTTTAATTTGTCTTTCCGACAAGCCAGTCTTTTCTGTTAGTCGCGCTTCAACCATCCACTCTTCGCTGAAAATGAGTTGCGACATACATAACTCCGATGCCGCCAGCCACAACAGTACATGCTGCAGCTGGCTGTAAGTGAAAACCTAAAATCAGTTTTTTGTCAGGCGCTGCCAGATTGCAGATACGTATTTGACCTGATGCCGGGCGTCAGAAAGCGCATTGTGCATGTCGCCTTCAAATGGGATGTCGAAGCGCGGGTTGATACCGACAGATTTACCCAGTTCAACCATGGTCCTTACGTCCCTGTCATTCCAGAACGGAACAGCGAAGGGAGTCTCTGTTAATGCATATGCGCGGCGGAGAATGACGTTATCAAACGAGCATCCATTACCCCACAGCTGAACAGTGTGACTACCGTTAGCAGCATTTTCAGCAATGAAGTCAGCCAGTAGTTCAAGGGTTTCACGCAGCCCCATGGCCTCATCAACCAGAATTGCAGAGCGGGCTTCAGATGATTGTTTCAACCACCACTGAATTGTTGACGCATCCGGTTTCATGCCAAACGACATCGATGATTCAAGACTGACAACCTGGTAAAATTCGGCACCAGTGTTACCAGTTGAAGGATCAAAATATACGGCGCCGATAGAGACTATTGGTGCATCAGGACCGCTGCCCATAGTTTCCAAATCAACCATCAGGTGAGTATAAAAAGCGTTCAGGTGATCCGTATCTATATGGTGAACGGGTTCATTATTCAGGGACGCTGGAGGCTCACCAGTTGCATCAGTGCTTTCAACTGGCAAAGCTGCTGCTTCGCCCTGAGGCACATCAGGATTGGCTTTGATTTCGCTGTTGTCAGTTTTTTCCATCTGCACATCGTTGGTGGTTTCCTCGGTATTGGCTTGATGTAATTTTTCTTCGACGGCGCGCTGGCGTACTTGGTCTACGACAGAAAGCGCTGGCGCCGGCTGGTTACCCATCAGGCCATCAATGGAGAAAACACCGTTGCCCATGTTGGCGATTTCTGGTTGCTCGGCTATTGCCTTCTGTTCAGCTGTGGACTTCTCTTTAATCTCGTTTTCCCAGCTTTTTTCTGGTACGTGACCGGCTGCCGCCAGGGTTTCTTCAGTTGGGTGCTGGTGGTCGGTTTCAGTCAGGTTTTTGTTGATGTAACGGCTCAGCAGTTCCGGGAAATGGTGAGTGTTTTCTTCTGCACTACGAATAAGCGCGAAAATAGCTGCGCGGGAATAATCCAGGATGCCAGCGCGTTTGCGCAGGGCGGCGGACCACTCTTTGAACGGACTTTCGTTTTTAGAAATGATCTCTTTTGCACGACGGAAAACGCCACCAGGAATATCGTAGATGTTGAAATCCATTGGAAGTGTGGCCAGCGCAATATCAATGTCCAGAGTATCCAGCGTGTGGACAAGTTGCGGGTTGCGATCGGTCTTATTGCCTCCACCAGCGTTGGTTCCGGAGTCAGTGCGCTGAATCTGCGACACACGATTGCCCTTACACCACTCTTTAACCAGCAGCCCACGGTCAATGTGTTCAGTGTTGAACCAGGCCTTAAAGAACTGGATAACGGTGACCAGATCAACCCGTTTTCCATCAACCGGAAAAACGGTTTTCAGCGCGCTGACAATCTTCCAGGTATCGATCTCTGGCGCTTTCCTGAATGGTTCTACATTCTCGGCGGCAAGCAGCAGGTTCTGCACATAGCTGTTATCTACATCCAGCTCGAGTTCCTGAATGGTTTTCTTCTGCTCAGTATCAATATGGTAAGCATATTCTTCAGAAATAAACTGAGCTAAGAGGCGCTGGCGTAGCGGCAGAGTCGCAACGGTAATAAGCTCTGGCGTTACAGGTGGAGTGGTATGTTCATCACCCGCAACTCTTGCTTTCTTATCGTTAACCCACTCCTGAACGGTAAGAGTCCGCTTTTCTGGTTCTTCAATCCATTCGGTAATAAATTGCTCAAATGAAGCAACGGTATAGACCTGCTCACGGTCGAAGACTTCTTTTACTGCGCTTGCCAGCTTCCACTCGACATGAGCAGAAAGCTCTTTCACAGCCGGCACATTCGCAACGGCCAGTAACAGGTTTTGTACATAGAGATCATTTTCGTCCAGTTCCATTTGCCCGATCTGGATGTGCTGCGCTTCACTGATTTCCTTATCTTCAGAGTCATTAACCAGGTGCGCAATCAGTCGCTGAGACAGGCGTAAGCGAGATATAGGGCGGAGCAATGCTGGTGCATCGCTGGTGGGGACATTGGCACTGGTAGTTTCAGGTGTTTGCTGGCCGGAAGTCTCCAAATTTTCATTAGCAGGCTTCTGTTTCGGTTGCCACGTCTGCTGGTCTTCTGCCAGTTCGTAACGATCGCACCATGTGTCATCAAGTGTGCTTTCCTCAGGAAGATCGTCAACAACAAACCAGTTGGTGCGGACAGGTAATTGATAGTCGGCGCCACGACCGACGGCAATATCGCTGTCTTCGAGAATATTGAGGATTTCTCGTTCTGCACGGGAATCTGATTTCGCAGAGAACCAGCAAAACAGGTTTTTTGCCTCAGTTGCTTTCGCTTTGGCTTTAATAAGATACGCATACGTTAACATTGCGTTCGGGCTCCGTAGGATTGTAAGATACCCGGCAGCTGATGATCGCCGCCTAAGGTAGTGGTTATTGGTCAAAACTCGTTCCGGAAAGCTTTGGTCGGCTGACCGGGTACTTAACCCGCCTTGCGCGGGTTTTGTGCTTTATGGGGTAGGGGATTTTCCCTGCGCCAGCTGTGCGACGGGGACCCACTCCAGAGCATTCAGCACAGGCTCAAATGAATCAGGCGTGTGAGTAACGGCGCGAACGACGTCAGCCACGCTGGGGTTTGCTTTGCTAAGGTGATACCCGCCACCAGCGCCACGCTGGCTGGTGACGATTTCACTGCTGCGCAGCTTCGAGAAAATCTGCTCGAGGTAAGACACAGACAGCTTTGATTCCTTGCTGATTGATGCAATGGAAACCGGACTGCCGTTGTAAATCCTGTTGAGGATGGCAACCACCTGAACAGATGCCACCACGCGTTTCATTCCAAACTCCATAGTCACTTCCTTACTGATGCTGGCAACAGCCATTGGTCAAACTCGTTATGAACGAACTGCAGTCTGTTGGTCGGCAGACGGGTCGCCCTTCTGGGCAAGCGTGTAGCAAATCAGTCGAATGATTACTTCAATGCGATTTAGATGTACGGCCTGACACCGCACTGGTTTACGTGCGAAATCGATCATGGATTTATCCTCTTGCGTTGCCCTTGTCGCCAGGCTGGCGGAACGTTGAACCTGCTGCGTGTTAATACTTGTCATCTCATCCGGTGATTCGTATGCCGCCGGCAGCTACTTCGTGGGCGTCCTGCCTCGATGACGTTTTTCAAAATGTGTTTATATTTAAACTCTAAATGTGTTTATAAGTCAACACAACATGTGTTTAAGGTAGTGTGGATGATAACGATATGGGAAAAGGGAGTGGGAAAGGCATAAAAAAACCAGCCAAGGAGGCTGGTTAGAGTGCTGAAAATTGTAGCTTAGTCGTCAGTTGGCTTTAATCGTCCCCGAAGGTATTTCTCAACATACTCATCAATTTCTTTCAGCCGTAATTGAAAGGTATCGATCATTCTGTCTTGTTCAGACTCCGGCAACTGGTCAAAAAGAGTAATCAACTTACGATGTTTTGGCGTTAACCATGATTCGGCGTGATCATCACCAAACATTAGCTCAGCCGGGCTAATGCCGAGAGCTTTAGATATCGTTATAGCGTCGTCAACGCCAACATTGCGGCGACCTGCTTCATAGTTCCCGATGCGTGACTGAGCCCACCCGCATAACTCTGCGAGTTTAGATTGCGACATATTTTTCTGTTCGCGTAGCTGCTTCAGTCTGGCGGCAATTGCAGTGTTTATATTCATTACTGGTTTTTACCACGTTACGTGTTAACGCTCAAAGAACGTTTCGTCTTGACTATCTAACACATTATGTGTTTAATTCAGCCTCACACTATATGTGAGGACAAGATGAACAACATCGCCAAAGAACGGCAAGCGCTCGGTTTAACTCAAGAGCAATTAGCCAAATTAATCGGGTGGCGTCAGTCAAGGCTCTCAAATTATGAGAACGGAACACGCCAACCAGGCCTACCGGAATGCAGATTGATTGTGGAGAAGCTTAACGAGTTAGGGCGCACCTGCTCTCTTGATAGTGTATTTCCGCCACAAAGCGAGGTCTGAATGATGCAATCAGTAGCTTATACCCATAATAAACCACGAGTAGCCGCTCCGGTGAAATCGCAAAATCAATTTAAACCCCAGCGCCGTGACGGCATCCACCACCGTGTCATATTGGCCGCCGTTCGTGAATGGGAATCGACATTACCAGGACAAGCACAGGAACGGATCGCTCAGCTGGTGGCTGAAGAGTGGGCCAAAGTAGATAGCCGCGGAATTGCTGTTAATAAACAGAATTTATTCCGATATCTGAAAAACGAGGGCGGTTCGGAAAAGTACACGGCTTACGTTATGCAGCTGTCAGGTTCAATTATTGCTGCTATGCCAGTTCAGATCGCCAGAAAGCACGGGTTAAGTAATGCGAGCACAGAAGCAGAGCTGGTGGCGAACGCTATCAAAGAGTGCAGTGAGGCACACCATGCGAAATTAATTGGCGCGCCATTACAAAAGCTCGAGAAGGAGATTCGTGAGGCGGCAATCGCATTGTTCAACATGTTACCTGCTGACGCGGCGGGACCACTACTGGCGAGTATAAGCGCCGTAGCGCCACAATTGTTTTAATCGAGTTTTGAGCAATAACCATTACGCGCCGGGAAACCGGACAAGGGAGTAACCATGGCAGCTCTGCCTTACATGCAACTTTACATTGCTGATTACCTGGCGGACACCATGCATCTGTCTACAGAAGAGCATGGCGCATACTTGCTACTGATGTTCAATTATTGGCAAACCGGTCGCCCGATCCCCAAAAACCGACTATCGAAAATTGCACGGCTGAGTAACGACCGTTGGGATGCCGTTGAACCTTCGTTGAAAGAGTTTTTTAACGATAACGGAACCGAATGGGTACAGGAGCGTATAGAGCGTGATCTGGAGGCGGTTAAAAACTCAATCAGCCAAAAGTCAGCAGCTGGAAAAGCATCCGCTCAGGCGAGAAAAGCAAAAAAAGGAGTGAATAACCAACAAAATAACAACGGGCGTTCAACGGGTGTTGAGCCACCGTTAAAACAGAACGCCAACGGAAACCCAACTAATAAAGATACAGATACAGATCTAAAAGAAAACCAAGAGAGAGAGTTACACGCGCCGGGTGACTTTTTACCGCCCATAGGCAAATTTCCGATAACAGATGACTGGACTCCCGGTGATGACTTTGTACGCCAGGCTGCGCAGTGGGGGATAAACCTTGGGGATCTACCAGGGTATACCGCCGTCGAATTACAGCAATTCCGGGACTACTGGAAATGCGAAGGGAAAGTTAAACACCACATCCAGTGGGAACAGACTTTTGCTTCCAGTCTGAAAACATCGCGCGCCAATTCTTCGACTCCATCGGCAGGTATACGTCGACAGGCTGGCTTTGGTGTTTCACAACCTGACACTCAGATCCCACCGGGATTCAGGGGGTAATGATGAAATCGACGCATGATTTGCTTGCCCGTTTATCTGGGCAAATATTGCCTGTGGAAGTTATCGCAAAACGTAACCCATTTATGGGTTGTGAAGTAACTAAAACGAGTATTGACCAATGACCATAGAAATCTCTCAGAAAGACCGGGATACCAAATCCTGGCTGCAACAGGCTATTGCAGAACTTGAACACGAGCGCGACGTAATTCCTAGAGCTTTGAACGAGGATGCTGCCATGGCGCTGAAGGTTATGAAACTGGCGATGGCGGCTATTGGCCCGGAGCAAAAGGTAAACAGCCACCCGGCACATGGTCCTTTATCTTTCAAACGCCTGAACCAGATACGCGAAATACTCAGACGGGCAGCAGCACAAAGCGATGGCGGTCATCTTGGCTACGCAATGGCTGATGCTGTGAAGGTTATTGATGAAGTGCTGGAGTTTCGCATATCCAATAACAAAAAGTGCGGCATATGCGCCGATTGCGTGCCTCAGATTGATGGTGGCTCTGGATGCAATAATTACGCGTGAGGTGCTGGAACGCCGTAAGGCGGCTGGTTTAATCAACTAAAACGAGTTCTGACCAATGACCAATTATCGTGTTACTCAAAAAGAGATGGTGATTGCTGCAATCAATCATATGCCTGGATGCACACTACGAGATATTTGTGAAGCCCTAGAGTTGACTACCAGCAATGCTGGGAAGTTACTACGCCAGCTCACCAAAGAGGGCATTGTAGTTAAAAGCCATAAGGACCGGGATCCTGGATACAGAGTTAAACCAGGGATCAGGGTACCTAAAATTATATTGCCTTTTATGTTAGAGGAAGAGAGTCCCCCGGAAACCATACAGTTAGAGAAATTAGCAAAAAGCCTCGAGGATAAGGGGCTATGGAGGCGTGCTGCGACTGTGTATATCGATATCCTTGCACAGGTCAAAAATTCAAAAGATGTACTGAGAATTGCAGAAAAACGAAACCGTTGCGTAGAGCGTTCCAGAGGCGTGAATTAACTGGGCTCATCGCAACGTGTCCTAGCTCTGATTCTAACTGACAGTTTGCGTAGTCAGAACGTAATCAAATCTTACCGTCCGCTTTGAGCGAACAGCGGACGGTGCTGGTTTTTGGGAGGCAGCCTTTCTAATAAGTAATTGGAATAAAATCTTTAACAACAATTAGTTAAGCATACTCTTTTAAAGTATAATTTTCTTTTTTACATCGGAATGGAAGAAAATACATGGGCAGTTATGCATATGATTATCTTAATGATTCACTTCTTTTAGATGGAGCATTGGCATCACAGCTATACCAAGGTATATCTGATTTGACCTTAGAGAGGGAGCTAACCAGATATCGCGAGTATTGTATTAAAATCCTTCCGGAAGTACGAAAAGATGTTAAAGCCAGTAATGATGTGCTTAGCTGTATGGCTACTGATACGATGTCTCATATCTCACGACTTAAACAAGCAGCATTATACTTAGAGGAAGCTATAGTCTCAGATCCTATTTTCAAACTAACTGACTTTAGAAGCACTTCGACTGAAGCCATAACTTCATTCATGGGTGTGACATCAACATCAATGGTTGATCGCAGAGAATTAGCTAATGCTGCAATCAGACTTATTGAATTGCGTCCATTAGTAGCGGGTGGTTACGTTAAGTTATATCCTGTAAGTTTCGAGTTAGAACGTGGCGAAGAGATTCCTCTGCTCTATTCTGATAAAGGGTTCGAAGATTGTTTACCATCAAACATCCTGAAACAATACAAACAAAATGCTGTTGTACGAAGTGTCCAAAACGACAATGGACGCTTGTTGGTTATGAGAGATCTTTATATATGCAGAAATATTAGCATTCACTTTAAAGGCATGGAAGGTGGGTATGCAATGGGATATATGCTAAACCCTAGTGAATTTAAGCCAACAGATAGAAAAGATATATACACACTTATACAGAGTTATACATCTGAGCCACCACTAGAGAAAGATTTTATTGCATGGGTAAATCAATCCGTTAACCAAACAGCTATAAATCATTATACTGAACTGAATAAGCGCATAGTTTTATGCAATTATCTTGATTGCATGTTTGGTACTGAGCATCCTTTCGAAAGCAATTTACTAAACATGAACATTAACACACCTGATATCAGAGAAAATACTTTAAACTGCACTCTTAAAATGGAAATTCCTTTTTTGGAAAAAATATCTTCAACTGATTTAATGGCTATAAGGAATAATGATGGTACATCATTCCAATCATTCCGTTCTGAGCTAGAGAAGGGGTTGCGTGCAGCCAGACATGAGTCAGATCCCGCTCGTGTTCGCTCTATTATTGAAGACACCCAACATGAGCTTTTTGAAGTTCAAATGAGTCAGATTGCCCCCCAGGTTAGTCACATGAAAAAAACACACTTGACTGAAGTTGCTATCGCAACTGCTGGTTTAGGGCTTAGTGTGTTGACTGGCGGCGCTAGTTTGCTGGCGACAGCGATCGCAGTGGCACATGGCTATAAGTCACACAGTGACTACAAATCAAAAGTAACAGCGAACCCATGCCATTTTTTATGGAACGTAAAAATGAAGGCAGAATAAAACTGACGATTTTCTCTCGTGGTGTAGTTGCATACCAATTTGGGTTGCATAAGCAGAAGTGTGGTATGTTTGCTTCTGGCACGAAGCTGAGGAGTTTACTGGGTTGAAAGTCCGCTGTGAGCGAGGAGCGGACATTCTCGATTACTATTATCAGAGTTTAAAAATCAGCATGTCAGAGGTGTTAGAATGACTTACTGAGGGCGATGGCGGCCCTAACGTCTTTTACTTGATCTGGAAAATTATCCTCGGACTCAATATGCTCTAGCCTTTCCTGGAGCATATCCTCTCCCCCAAACAGGTGAGCTATATCCCTTACTTGTAGTGCCAGATAATGCCCAGTAGCACTGGAAATAATATGAGAGCGCAGACTCAGTAACAACATCAGAAAAGCTTTATCACTGTCACTATGTTGAGTAATCCATGAAATAACGGATTCTTGGCCTGCAATATCCTGCCAGGCCCAGACAAAGCCCCCCAATTCACCATCCTGCTCAAGCAGTGATTTCAGTTCACCCTTGTTTAAGCGTTCGCAGAAATGATGACGAATACTGTTCAGTTCTCCATCGTTCAGTACGCGCTCGTCCTCTGGCTCAGCACGGTCGCCGGCCAACCCGTTCTGCCATAGTAAATCGCGGATATAATTCGCAATCCAGACCCAAGCAGTTCCTTCCATCGTCAATGAAAGCAGGGTTTCCATTGTTTTCGTCCGGTCATTATCCAGCATCCTTTTCAGAAGACGATCAGCCACTCTGTTTACATCGAGATCATACCGTGAAAACCAGCGATTTCTCTGCCTGTAACGTTCATAAATCTCATCGCCGGCATTAAAGAAAAATGTCAGCAGACCATGACACTCTAAGGCTGTACGCTCGATTATCATCGGCCATGTCAACTGACTTAAAATATGTTCAAACCAAGTACGTGAGGACACACCATTGCTGTTGATCCTAGCCAAGAGTTCACGGGCCATCGCCGGATATTCTTCAAGATTACTGCTTTTACGGAACAGCTCATCAAAATACGCTGGTGGCAGTATGTTCTGAGGCGAAGAAAATGCAAAGTAATAACGCCAGTATGCCGTGCTCCCGAGGCGCCGATTTGCTGTCATCAACGCTTTATCTTCATCACTTGTCTGAGCAAATAGCTGCTGTATATTAGCTTTGTACCCTGTAATTCCCGGCACCCAGTTTTTCAGGGAAGTTACAGATTTTGCTTCTGAAGATCGGAAACGGGACAGACACTCTACTAAATTTAGTGTCAGCAATTTTTGTTCTTCCTCACTTACACTGCCGTCACCAGATTCCACGATTGCCCGCTCTGTAAGATATTCTTCTGTCCAGTCATACAATCCGGGATTGGTGGTGCGGATCAATTGCAAAAAGCTCAGATCCGGTAAATAGACGTAATCACGTATTCCGCTGTATCTGAAGCGCAGATTATTCAGGGACAGATGAACTTCACGGGGTGTTTTCAGTGCTGCACCGTAGATATCAGTCACACGATTCAAGTCATTAATAAATTCTTCGTCCGGAAGCTCGCCGTTAACAGTTTCGTATAATCCGACAACTCCCGAAAAAAATTCACGACGCAGGTCGAAAGATTCCGGTCTCGGCAGGCTAAACGAAATTTGCACAATTTTCTGCAGATAAAGTTCGCCATCCTCCACGCCTAGACCTTTTTTGATGGCCAGAGCAAGCACGGATTTGTCATAACAGAGTATGTAGCGGAAGCGGGGAAAATCAGCGACGGATTTGACTAAGCGGACGACCTCCACAGCCTGTGCTGGCTCCAGTCTGTCCAGATCATCAAGAAGAATAATAAAGCTTAAATCCATTCCGACAATCTTTTCTGCAATTTCAGTACGCATCTGCGTAGTAGTTTTTTCTTTTTCTTTTAACCATTGAGACTCTGACAGAGCATCTAGCGCACCGCTGGCATCAGGTACTCCCGGGATCATTGCTGCAGTCTGAGCTAGGGGAGCCAGATGGCGGGCAGTCGCTCTTGTATATTCCATCAGGGTCCGAGCTGTCCGGGTAAGTATTTTTTTCTTTTCGAGGCTTTCCCGATCTTCAGGCGAAAGAAGACGCTCTTCCTCAGCGGCAATAATACCGGCTAAAGGTATCAGCAGAGATTCCACCAAACTGGTTCCGCTACCGTCAAGCCAAGGGGATATATTCAGAACAAAGGTATTGTCCTCTTTCTGTTTATCTAGTTCCGTGTGCAATAGGTTAAGTAGACTCGTCTTTCCCGAGCCCCATACTCCCTCAATGCCGATAACGGCGCTTCCTTCGCGACCGATAGCCTGTATAGACTGTGCCAGCTGTGCAGCGACATAGCGAAAGCCATAGCGATCCTGTTCTGGACGCGTGACAGACTGATCCAGTCTCATTACTTCGATATCAGACATTTCACAAATCCCCATTTATTTATGTAGTACAATCCGGTCAGGGCCTCCTTCAGTGCCCCTGCAGTGAATGCACTGTTCAGTGTCTCAAACGTCTCAGTCGACAAAAAGTTTGGCCTCCGTCGATATCGAAAAAAACTCTGGCATGAAATGCATCGGCGGGTAAAGCATCATATACTTGCCCTAATGATGGTGCTCTAGGGCAAGCACATGATGTGTATATAGCGTGAACAGGCCCAGCAGTTCGGAGCACGCTACCCAACTGTACGGTAGCATGAAGTCATGCTCGGTGATCAGCAGATGCAGGATATTGTACTTGGTGTTTGGGCATTCACCGGGTTCAGCTCCTGGCAAGTGCGGTGGCTTTTGTCCGGTCCACTTCAATCACCGCAGAACTTGCTGAAAAATTGCCTTCAACCGTGTCAGGGTGAAAATTTCCGCTAGTTGGTTGTCAGACAAGACTGTTCGACAATGCCTAGTTATCCTCATAAAAAGTCATGAGGGTAATCTTCGACATTAATTTTATTTCAGAGGCCAATCAACGGGAAGCAGTTCATTTTATTGCGCCAGCCCGACTTTTACGAAAGGGCTACCATGACTACGCGATTTTTTGATTAGCTTGCCTACGTATAATTCTCTGATTTCTGGTGATGCGATTCGTCCAACAAACTCTGAACGGTTGGTTTCGGGAGGGATGGTCAGTTCCCGGGTAAAGTACTGCTGAGAGCCTGCCTTTAACCAGCACTGTATCTCGTAAACTTCCATTACCAAACCGCCGTATGTGGCGTATGCAAATTGTAGGTTTTCATCTTTTGGTACTTTTGCCCAGACGCCACGCGTAGCTTCATATAATGCAAGTGCACTCATGCCAGACTTATAGGTGCTGTTTAGCAAAAAAGCGAGCCCGGCATGTTCAGGTGCGATTTCCGTCTCTTGCTTAAGAAGGAGATGGTTGAGCTCATCCAGCGTGATTCGCCCCATAAGGGAGCTGCTTCCTCGTACTTTGTTGGTCAGTTCTCCAACACCTAAGAGATCAATACATGTTGCTTCAACAAGCTTCGCGGTTGCCTCATCCATGCCATGGCGTAGTATGTCGATTCCCAGATTTCCTGTTTTTAACAGATGATTAATTCGTTCTGATTTCGGAGAGCCATCATTATACTTTATATGATCAAGACAGCGTTCTGACTTGCCTTTGCCTATATAAAACGGTTTTTTTGATGCATCATCAGTGTCATAAAATGCATAAACATAGAACTTAGCCATCCCTAACGCTTTCGAGTATTTTGAAAAATCTTTCACAACCTTGCTTCCTTAGGACAAAAGTACTTAATTTCCCTATCGGCACTATGGTTCAGAACTTAAGAGCAAAACAAATAGCATATAGATTGACTGACCGGCCCCCACTGATGAATAAGGACCAAAGTTAGCAACGTCCGCGTGTGGCACAGAGTGGACTGTCAGTTTAGGTTTTGCTCTGCAACGTAAGAGTACCTGCTCAGGTGAGAGCTAATACATGCACGGTACATGACTTGAAAACGACATATTTAGCATAGCTTCCTAATTAATAAAGAAGCATGTTTTTCAGTAGTGCCACACCCGCCGTAGCTGTAAAAAAATACTGTGGAAATGATAATTATTTCCACTTATTATTATTTATTTGGGAGAGGACAACACTATGAATAACAAGGTTTTAGGTGTGGCCATTATTGCTACTTTGTCTGCAGGTTTAGCTTTTAGCACTCATGCAAGTGACACCGTAAGCAAAACTGAGGCTAAGACGTTGGTGAACGAAAATAATAAATTCAAAGTAGTGTATGATATTGATGATAAAGGAAAAGCTATAAATATCAGATTTCCTGATGGAGTAGTTGATGCTGATACCAAGCAAAAACTTACCAAGGAAATGGGAAACTGGACATTCGAAGCTGGAAGCCCAAAGACCGATGTTACATCTATGGTTACTTTAAAAAAATCGTAGATCTATCTCCTTTAAAAAAGGCGGTCATTGCTGACCGCCTGATATATTAAATATTGAACAGTTCTTTGTTCATTTTCGCCATCATTTTTTCATCAATTAACGCTCCAGTCACCGTCATAAGAAGCGCAAACACAGCGATACCAAGAGGTGTAACGGTCAGGAAACCAAATGTGAAAGCAACAGCCATAGAGGCTGCTTTCCCAACCGCCATACTCTCGATTTTCAACATCGCATCTTTCCATTCCCCGGTTCGGATACCTTTTGCAATAGCATTAGCTAACTGAGAAAGGTCAATTACCTGACTGGTAATGCCAAAGGCCTTGCTAAATTTCTGAAGATTTTTAGCCAGGGCATCTTTATTTACTGACTCGATAGCTTTTGCGATAGCTTCACGATCCTGCACGCTGAATTTACTGTTGATGACGCTCTTATGTTTTTCGAAAGCGGCCAGCGCTTCATTGACGTTTCGAAGTTTTTTCCCCTTGGCTGATTCTGCAAGTTCTTTTGCAAGGGATGCGTTTTTCGCACCTAGCTTTTCAGTTACGTCACCATAAAAATCGCTGACGAGTTTGACAGAATCAACAACCAGAGATTGTTCTTCTTCTGCTTGCTTTTTCTTCTCGGCGTCCCGGTTAAGGATCTGGTTCGCGGTATTTAAAGCATTCTGAGCGGCAGATTTGTCGGACTTTTTACGCTCAACATCTCTTTTTTTCTGATTCTCCTGGGTGCGGTACCAGACAGGGTCAGTCGGATCAAAGATTTCCAGTTCATAAAAAAGATCCAGTTCCTTTTCTGCAAGCTGCAGGGCGACTGTTGCCTCATTGAGGCGTTTCTGGTTTTTAGTTACTTCTGCTTGCGCCTTGTTGAAATTATCAACGGCAAGATTCAGTGCTTGCTGAGAGATCTGTAGAGGAGACGGACCCGGAGTTGGTGCTGTCCCGGTACCGGAGGAGCCGTTACCACCACCGTTATTATTCCCACTATTACCGTTGTTGCCACCCCATGGTACGCCGCTGTCTTTACCGGGTTCGAGTGCATGCACACCATCAAAAGTCGCAGTGATACCATTACCCAGATCAACTGTCATGGAACCGCCATGGCCAACATTTGCACCATTGCCAGATCCATTTATACCGCCGCTTGGCAGGCGCCCACCAGGTCCATTTCCTGTAGGACCTCCTTTGCCAGAAGTACCGTTTACACCGCCAGTCGGTCCACGACCACCACCACCAAAAGCATTGTTGTGCGCGTTATCGCCACCATTTCCAGACATAAAAATTCCTCTTTGACGTTTAAAAAACAAAATTTGCAAATAACTGTATAAACATACAGCTAGTGGATTATTGCTTAACGTCAGAATTACAGTCAATTACGAATGCTTATCATTTTTGGTAGGTGCGATGTAAAAAGACCTTCAGATGGGAAGGATTAAACCCTTATCTATTAACAGGTTGGGATGACTTTTTGAAACAGGTGACAGAATGGTAGAAAAATGATTTTTAACAAAATGTGCTGCTAAATTGTTGCAATCAGAAAATGATGGGGAGATAATGCTGTATGTTTATACAGTACAGTAAGGAAGGGTTATGAAGATAGAGGTAACCGGTGATCATCAAAAAAAACTGGCCAAAAAATCAGTATGTAAGCTGAGACAGAACGTTACTTGTTGTTCTTTTACCTCCGTTCGTTATCTGAGTAGTTGTAGTGCAAATCCTACAGGAAGCGGTGAGACGCCAGAGGCTGGTTTTACCAAGCCACAGTAATGAATAAATGGACAGGCATTAGAAAGGGGATTTGCAGTGGTAATGATCAACAGTGTTTCGCAAAAAGGTTACGTAGTCATCCGATGCCATGATGGTGTCATCGTGGCCAGACTGCCTTCATTTCCGGAATGTACCCGGGCTCTTATGTACCGGCGCGGAGATGTTGCTTCGTTTGTACCGCTCCAGGACGATGAGATTATTGGTACACCAACCCTCTTTACAGAAATGCTAAAAAGAGCGGGTTATCGTGTCACGCAGAATTCTGATAGACTCTCGTCATAGGCCTGAACAACCTATACCTGCTGCGCCACTGGAGATAAACCATGGCGCAAAATCAAATCCAAAATACCCATTCACTGACGTTAACCAACGCCAGCGATTTTCTTTTTGCCGCATCCAGAGGTGCGTTATGAAGAAAAGCTGGTTTCAACATACCCAACTCACCACTGAGCAGGCTGACGAACTGGAAGCCCGCTATCGCGCAAAGCAGATAAAGACCGAGCGTAGTCTGGATAATGACTTCATTCACTGGACGATCAGCGTGTTCTTGCCAGAAGCATCTAAGCCTCCGCGTCAGGAGAGAACCTGGCAACAACGGATCTGGAGGTGAATGTGAAAGTCTACGATATCACCCCAATGGGCAAGCCCAGAATGACGCGCGCTGACAAATGGAAAAAGCGCCCCGAGGTTCTGCGTTACCGGGCTTTCTGTGATGAAGTTCGTCTGCAGGGTGTTGAGCTGCCGGAAAGCGGTTCGCATGTCACTTTCATTCTTCCTATGCCAGCGAGCTGGAGCAATAAGAAACGGACTGAGTTCAATGGTAAACCACATCAGGCTAAACCTGATTTCGACAATATGATGAAAGCCCTGATGGATGCTATTTACGAAGATGACGCTCACATCTGGGATTCACGTGTCACTAAATTATGGGGAGAGAAGGGACAAATAATTATCGGGGAGATTGCAGAATGAGGGCGCTGCTGAAGCCGGTGGTTGCGCGTGAGCTTGGAGTTGTGCTGCTCAAGCCGGGCAGCGAGCTCATGTCATTATTCAGTTGTGAGCGTGTACTGGTGGAAAGCCAGCCAGCAGGTATGGAGCGTTTGCCTGCAGGCCGTGTTCCTGACGTTCGACAGCCGCTTGCGTATGACGAGTCCCTGCGGTTGTTCTTCCAGGATGAAAAAGTTATTAAGGCTGCTGGTGGTTTGAGTGGCCTTGATTACTGGCTTCTGCGTTATGGCGGTAGCTGCTGCCAGTGGTCACACAGCGATTACCATTATCACGAGTTAACCACTCTGCGTCATGAACCTGGATCGGTTCTCCTGTGTGGACATTGTGATAACCATTTGCGTGACCACCACAGCGAACAACTTGCAGAGCTGGCGAGACGTAATGTTATTAACTGGATTATTAACAGCATAATGGTGGCGCTGAATCTGGACCCTTCCAGAGAACTGTCGCTGGCGGAGCTTTGCTGGTGGGCTGTTCGTATGGGTGCTGCCGACGCAATTCCCGAATCAGCAGCCAGCCGGGCGCTTCGTATTCCTTCGGAAGAACATCAGTCAGTCATGCGTGAATGCGATATCGAACCGGGTGTAACCGCCACCAGCATCATTACAGCCAGAGCCAACGCAGTAACCGTGAACATGCTACCAGCGCAAGTTCCAGCGATTAAACCCGTAGTCGGTGTCCTGGTAGATCCCGAGTCCCCGCAAACCTATATGAAACGTCCGAAGAGGATCCGTTGGGCGAACCCCAGATATCTTGCATGGATTAAAACACAGCCCTGCGAATGCTGCGGCAAACCATCCGACGAACCACACCATTTAATTGGCTGGGGGCAGGGAGGGATGGCAACGAAGGCGCATGATATTTTCGCGATCCCTTTATGTCGTCAGTGCCATACAGAACTACATAATGACCCGGTGAAGTTTGAGCAAAAATTTGTTCCTCAGCCGGTAATGATAATCAGAGTGCTGGACCGGGCTTATGGGCTTGGCGTTCTGGCGTAAGGAGAAGAACAGGATGACACCACGTCAACGCCGCAATCATTTTGAAGCACTTGGTAAAGCAGCTGCTGCGCCGCGTAAAAGCTGGCTGGGTAAATGTATTCTCCTGACAGGGATCCAGTCCGGATGGATTAAATCCCTGCTCACTACATGGGGCGATGGTGTGGGAGGAAAAACGGCACCACGTATGCCGCGAGGACATGCGTGCTGGAATGTGCTTAAGGGACAGAACTGGTCAGATAAGGCGCTAGAGCGCTTCACCGCAGCATTGAATCAGGCACGTGAAGAGGGTTACCGTGGACAGCAGGCAATGAACAGAGCGCACAGAATTCTCTGGCCACAGTCAACTGCCAGTGTAATTGACGAAGCCCTGCATAATGATGATGTTGATTTTGTTGAACAATGCGTACTGCAGGCACTGGATATAAACGATCCGGTTTATGTCGTTGGTCTTCAGTATTACACCACCCGAAAAAAAATCTCAGACATAACCCGCGAACTGCAGGCGATTGCGCCATGGTTAACCGATGGGGAGGCGAGGAAACGTGTGCGATGGTGCCTGGAAATATTCAGAGCAAAAACATTCCTTGCGGTTCGTAACCAGATGAGAGCCGGATTAGAGGATGGTTGGTCATACCAAAAGAGGGACTGACCGGGAGGCTGATGAGTCTGTAATTCGAAACCAAAAACCCGGTTAGTAGCCGGGATAAAAGGTTATTAGTGACGATTCTGTCTAAACCGCTCATAAATCTTAATACAGATAATAGCCACAGAGTAGAAGGGCCACAGAAAGGAGGTTATCAACGTATCAGCCAGGTCAAACTCGAGGCCGTGTACTCGATCCCCACGAACTAACAAAGCAAACATTGCGATGAAGCCCGCTATATATATGGCCAAGTAGTGATAAAGACTCATGATAATTCCATTTATTAGGTTTGGCCCTGAGTCTACGTGCGATAACCACACAATTAAAATTGGTATTACAGATCGATTTTCATTTATCGATCGTTCAAAACGATCGTTTTGTAACGAACATCTCATTTGTTGAGTGATATTTGTACAAAACGTTGATGGAAATTAGCTATAAGTGCTTTGTGATGTAAAAACGTTTGAAAACGGGCCAACAAAGTGAATAATTAATTCATGCTTGACAGGGCTGCGCCACGATGGCAGCGACGAAAAGCGAACAATTTGAATATAACGAGAACCCCGCCAGCGCGGGGTTTTTGCTTTCCGGCGATACGACAGGGGTATTCGCGAGGTGCATTGCACCAGTACCCCTGTCATATCGCCGAGCGGAAATCGTTAACTTGAAAACAAGTTCTCACAATGCTCCAATGCTTTTTCGTTTCTAGTTCAGAGGAAAAATGAGAGGGGGGGAACTGCTAAACGTAGACATCAATATTTTTAGTATTATTCCCTGCAACGTTCGAACTTGATTTGTCACTTACCGTAGGTAATGCTCCCGATGCCATTTGGTTTTTTTCTGCTTCTTGTTTTTGTAATTGAGCAATTTTTGCATATATAGACTCGATTTGCCTTTGAATCATCTCCATCTGCTGTTTAAGCAGTTTTGCCTCATCTTCGGAGGTTACTTCATTTATTTTTGAACCCATGGCGCTGAGTTCTTTTGTCAACTCACCAATTTGTTTTTTCAGGTTTTGAATTTGTTGTGAAACAGAGTTGCCAGTACTTGAAGGTGCTTGTTTTACTGTGCTTTGCAGTATGTCCTGACCCAAAGTGCTAACTGTCATGCTCATGGTGGTTCCTCCGGCCTTACATTTATTACCCATTATCGTCATCTTTCGAAATTACTTTATTAGCAAAGGTTAAGTTGTGGCTTCCTGCACCACAGCATTATTTGTGCTGCTCTATACTATCTGCTGAGTATCGCGGAGGAATGTATGCAAGAAGGGTATTACTGGATTCAGCATGTCGGAGTTGTACAGGTAGCGTACTACACGAATGACACTGTTGATGATCTGGAATCGGGTAAAGCAATCACAGGTGTCTGGCATCTGACAAGAGGCGATAACATATGCCATAACGGTGAAGCAGAGATTCTGGATGGTCCTCTTACTCCACCGTTGTAAACAATCCTTTCACAGGAAAGTCTACAGAAGTAATTTTTTATCAATTACTTAATAATGAATCTGTTTATGTTTCGGTAAGAGCTTTAGTGATTAGAGTTGATAGAGCCTCTAGTTGGATAGCAAGCTGGATGCTTAACCAGACATACCCATGAACGGCACTTTCCATGACTTCATCACTTTCATTTGCGAGTAAAAGGCCATGCAACTCTTTTGCGATTTCAATAAGATGCTCGCTGTTTGATGTTATTGGTGACGGGTTACCTTCATGCAGCGCATGAGCCAGCGTACTGAGAGTGTTGCGAGTCATTTGTTCCATGTCGGAAAGTGTATGAGAGTTCAATATCAGAAACCGGCTACCGCGCGATGCCCAGTGGGCATTAATCTGAAACTTTTGTGCAGCTATCATATCCCGTGTTATTGACTGAATTTCCTCAAGCAGACTCTTTGCAATTTTTGTTTCTTTATTCACTGGTGTAATCAGACTGCGCATTTTGACTACATTGATTAACGCTCGTGTTTGAAGTCCGGTCATTCTGGGCTGATTTAGAACGTTGCGTGAAACACCGGCTGAAGTGATTTTTGAATAATCAGCAAGAAAGTCAGCAAGTTGAATACGCCAGTTAATGAATGCTCTTTGAGGATAAATGCTGGTAAACAGCATAGCCAGAAGACATCCCAGAATAATATTCGTGCTTCGCCATAATGCTGTCTGTAAGTCCCCGGCAGGAGCGCTGCTGACTACGGCAAGCGTTATCCCAACAAGTAATGCAGCATACGGGCGTTTACTCATGGCCAGATAGCCGCAAAGGAAAGCAGCGCATCCACACCAGAGCATCATCAGAGTAAGAGAGTACATTTCAATGTGTAATGCAATGATCCCCAGAATCGCACCACCTACAGTTCCTGCCATTCGCTCAAGTGCTCTGGGGATGACGTTACCCATGTAGCTTACAGGTCCCATGACGACTACGAGTGTAATCAGGGGCCACGAGTGGTCTGGCAAATTCAACATTCTTATCAATAAGAACGTAATAACGAACGCTACAGCAATTCGTATCCCATGTACTATACGGTAGTTGCGGTAGATCTTTAGTTCTAAAGGACTTATCGGTTTGTTCCGTTTAACGGAAAAAATGTTCTTTTTCATTGTTTAAAGTCTTTAACTAAGAGCAAACGATAAAGAATATTCAGGTATACACTGAAAAAAACAGCTAGTCTTACTTTTTTAAATTATAAAACCGCTGCGTGCTATTCAGGCTTACTGTTGTTAATTAGTTGCTAATTGAGTGATTAAGATGGGAGCATTCTGTAATACTCATTCTATCTTTGGGATTATCATTATGAGTATAAGTGCAGAGAACAGATTGAATGATAATCTGACATAAATTTAACTTGTTGACTTTAATCATTATTAAATTGTTGTGTGGTTTCCAGAAAATGGTTAGCATGATTCAGATGAAGTACCTTCTTCGGTCAGGTAAATCTGCTTTAATGGTGTCTCTGGACGATTTCAAATCGGTAACAGTATCTGGGTAAAATGCAGGATGAGCAAATACAAAATAGCAGCTCTGATGACTACAGCGTCAACGGTCGCACTGTTCTGGACAGTGGCATTAATCTTTGGGAAGCTTCATTCTTTGGGTCTGTAGTCGAAATTGATTTAAATTTTATAAAACATAACATTACACAGGCAGTTATGAAACGAGGGAGTATTAACATTAGAATGTCTGATATTCTTATCGCTGTATGTTTTTTATGAGCTAAGGTTTGAGCCAAAGCTCATTATATAAAATAAAGTTATATCAGAAAAAGGTATGCAACTAAACGATGCGTATCATCGAAATGCAACTGTATAAAGAGAAAGTGCAATAGCCAGAAATATCCAGTATTGGGAATGATAATGGAAAAGTTTAAGCATTAATATCCTCCACAGAGTTGGTTGTTAATTAATGGCAGATTTAAATGTCAACAACAAACAAAAAATCATGCTCACTGATTATTTAATTATTTCATAATGTTTCAACCGGGATCTATAGCGGTGCAATTGCACCAGTGATGGGATTTTTGCATCATTATGGTGAGATTAATGGCAGATGTACTTTATGAACTGCTCAATCTACCGATACAGACGACAATTATCATTCGAGGCTGCCAAACGGCGGCCTCTTCTTTTTCAGGCTCACGGGTATCACTCACTACGTGCTTTGTTGATAAATCCAGCCCGTGAAGCCTGACCCTTTAATCACACACAACACCATCCGAAAAATCGGAGGTAGGGCTATGACCAGAATGAGCACCATTTACAGCAGACTTTCATATGGAACAGGAACCACGCTGACCGGCTGCGGTGTATCAGCGAAGGCATATGCCGAAACAGCTAAAACAGCAAAAGAGGTGTCCTGGATGTTGGCCGACAGAATTGCAGGGTTAAGCCTGAGTGACTGGGCAATTATTGTCGGTATCGCATGCACTGTTATCACTTGTGCAGTGAACTGGTATTACAGGAAAAAGGAAAGGGAGGACCGGCTTAATGGCAATGTCACCAAAGCTGAAGAATAAACTGAGCACAGCGGTAGTTAGTTTGATTCTTGCCGGTGCGTCAGCACCTCTTATTCTCGATCGGTTTCTGGATGAGAAAGAGGGTAACAGCCTGAAAGCATATCGCGACGGCGGCGGAATCTGGACTATTTGCCGTGGCGCCACAATGGTTGATGGTAAGCCAGTAGAGCAGGGTATGAAGGTGTCTGCTGAGAAATGCGCCCGGGTGAACGCCATAGAACGCGACAAGGCGCTGGCGTGGGTTGAGCGAAATATCAAGGTACCACTGACCGAACCACAGAAAGCCGGGATCGCGTCCTTCTGCCCATATAACATCGGCCCCGGAAAATGTTTCCCATCTACGTTCTATAAGCGAATTAATGCGGGCGACCGTAAAGGAGCCTGTGAAGCTATTCGCTGGTGGATTAAAGACGATGGCCGCGACTGTCGTCTGACCAAAGGCCAGAAAAATGGCTGCTATGGGCAGGTAGAAAGACGGGACCAGGAAAGCGCGCTGACGTGCTGGGGGATAGACAAGTGAACCTGCGCTATCAGTTCATTGTTATTTTGCTGCTGGTGGCTGTCGCATTCATCGCCGGAAACGTATGGAGCAATCACGGCTGGGAAAAGAAGTGGGCTGACCGTGACAGCGCGGAATCATCGCAAACAGCGAACGCGCAGACCGCCGCCCGCATGATTGAGCAAGGGCGCATAATTGCCCGTGATGAGGCTGTAAAAGATGCACAAACACAAGCCGCTAAATCTGCTGCCACTGTTGCTGGCCTGTCTGCCACTGTTAACCAGCTGCGTACCGAAGCAACAAAGCTTGCCGCCCGCCTGGACGCCGCAAAGCACACCGCAGATCTTGCCACTGCCGTCAGAAGCAAAACAGCCGGAGCCGACGCCGCAGTGCTCGCCGACATGCTCGGACGCCTTGCAGAAGAAGCTCGATATTATGCTGAGCGATCTGACGAACGCTACCGGGCAGGAATGACGTGTGAGCGCATTTACGACTCAGTGAGGCAGTCAAACAACGACAGGGTTAGAAGATGAACGCAGAAAACCTAAGTGAAGCGTATTACCTCAATAACGATATAAAAGAACTACAGCGTCAGAAAAGCATACTGGAAAGTGGTGCCGGACTTGGTGTGACAATCCAGTCTACCTATCAGGATAACGCCTTTCTTGATGCCATACGCCCGCATGCAGTGGCTGAACTTGATCGCCGTATTGTGGAGAAGAAAAAATCCCTCTCCACTCTGGGTGTTACATTCTCTTAAATGAGAACAACAATAAAAGGTTATGTCTGCTTTGCCACATTCTGAGAGTATGAGTTTTATTTGGTAGTCAATCAGTTACTTTATTGGTTTGCTTTCCGATGGAAGATAGATGTTTCCACAGAAGGGGCAAATTAACGTTATATTGTTTTTTATTCTCGACAGACTGTGCTTTGACTGGCGGGAGCAATGAGGACAAGTACTTTTCACATGGCGTAAAGTACGCATCTTGATATCTTTGAGTATCGACATGTTGATTGTCCTGGTGGGCGGTTAACAACCATACACCACATGTTGGCTAATAGCTTCTTTTATAACCGTTACGATGTAATCGTTAGCCATAATCAATCAAGCCTCGCAATAGCGGGGCTTTTTAACAACTGAGGAATGAGCATGACAGTAGTTCTTACAGCTAAGCAGATTGAAGATCTGGCGGCCTTCGCAAAAGAAGATGGCCAGCCACGATACACCATCACTACCGGAACAATCCCTGAGTTCGAAGCGGATGATGGCGAAGTTATCCCTGAGTACACCGGGCTGATTGCCTATTCCGAGTCGCTAGAGCATAGCGTTCTACAGCTCGATAACTAGCGAATCAACAAAACTTTCCATCCGCCATGACACCACAATGCTCGTAGACATGCCAGGAAGCCTGGCAGAAGAAGCTCGATACCATGCTGAACGCGCTGATGAAAACTACCGGGCAGGAATGACATGTGAGCGGATTTATGAGTCCGTAAAAATACTAACAATGAACCGTAGAGAAAAATAATAGCTCTATAAATTAAGATGTTGACGGTTTTCGTGGATAAATTTGTGAATTTTTACCATGAAGGAAATACGACTCTTCCTTGAGTCAAAATCCCTGACAACTTAGGGTGATAGATAAAGGTCTTACGCAGCATGACATAATTTTCGATTTAAGCTATTTAAATTAATTTTTTTGGTCAAAACCCGCTGAGATTTACTTACAAAACTAAACCTTGCTATGTTTGGTTAATCATGCGTTAATGAATGTCTGGTTTGTAACGAATTTATCTGAAGCAGTCGCTGTAATAATTTTATTCCTTGTTCCTGTTGAGATTTCCTTGTTAGCTTTTCTCTCTGATAATTTTTTTCGGACCATTCTGCCCAAGGGCTTACTCAATAAAGGTAATGTTTATGTCTAATAAAATGACTGGTTTAGTTAAATGGTTTAATCCTGATAAAGGTTTTGGTTTTATCACTCCAAAAGATGGTAGTAAAGATGTGTTTGTTCACTTCTCTGCGATCCAGAGTAATGATTTCAAGATGCTGAATGAGAATCAGGAAGTTGAATTTAGTGTTGAACAGGGACCTAAAGGCCCCACGGCAGTTAATGTCGTGGCTGTATAAGGTAACTGTTATTACTAATAATATTCACTTCAGATGTCCGTGTTGCCACGGATCTCAGTACCGAACGTCAAACTTTGATGTTACTGAAAAAAATCCTTTCGGAGCAAAATGTATTTTTTGCAAATCAACAATGATTACATTTGATAATATTGCACTGTACATTCGTTCTGGTCAGTCTTCGTTAGATTTCAGAAAATAAATTTCAGGCTCCTTATGGAGCCTTTTTTGTATGCTGAACCGACAATCTCTGTAAGAGACATCACGGTAAAATTATGAAAAAAGTCATCGTTTTTTTTAATGCAGAACCTGCAGTTGTTGTAACCGTAATGAAAGGTATTACTACGATAATGCGTGAGTTTCCCAATGGGGAAAAAGCACACCTACCCGTGATGTCAGCGGGATTTCCATCTCTGACAGGAGACCATAAAATAGTTTATGTAGCCTCTGATCGTGATGTCAGTTCAGAAGAGATCCTCGAGGCAGCCTCGAAGCTTTTGAAATGAGATCTGGTTGTTTCGTGACCGACCCGGATTTTAGTACAGTGGTTTGTGTGGTCGCGAGCTCTTTTGCATGAAGATTGTACTGCAAACTATTGATAATTGAGTCTTTCTATTCTATCTTTCAAACATATCAGCGCTTATACAAGTGCTCTACGGGGAATGTAAAATGCTTGGCGTTGATACGTTAGAGATCAAGAGAGGTAAACAATGAACGTCGAAGATTTAAAAAGAAAAACTGAAGCGGATATTTCTGAATTCATCACAAAAAAAATTATTGAACTCAAAAAAAAGACAGGAAAAGAAGTTTCCGATATCCAGTTTAATGCTCGTGAAAAAATGACTGGGCTTGAAAGCTATGATATTAAAATCACATTAATCTAATTGTTATAAGACTCAGTTTGAGTGAAAAAGCATTATCTTGAAAGGTAATGCTTTTTATTTCTGTCATAAAATTTAGAACGTTGTCAAAGCCTTCACTTCTAACCATAGATTTTCTGCTTACCTTTTAACGGGTCCTCCTTGACGGTTCTGACCATCGAGGGGCAGCAGCGGCGCGGGATTTGGAGCATTTTTGATTCTTCACGCAACCATTTCAGCATTTGATGCTGATGACGGAACACTATCTCCGAATACACTGGGTTGGTTGCATTCTCTGATTCAAAAGAACACGGTGTGCTTCAACTTGACTGAGCAGGCATTACAGCAGACATTCACTGAGTGCCTGCTGTAATGTTAAACATTAAAATTTGTATTTATTTCTTATCGTTACAATCAGGGATCATCCTCAAAAGAGTGTTATCTTTCTGGACGTAGTGATGGAATAACGCTGCACCAGCATGCGCTGCGATTAAAAAATATCCGATGTTTGCCAGTGTTTCGTGAGTATCTTTGATAAGTGATTTTGTTTCCCCGTCAGGAGTAACGAACGATGCAACGTTAAAACCTAAGAAACTCCAGTCCTTTCCACCGTAAGCCATAATTGCAATACCTAATAATGGTAGAGCCAAAAAAGAAATGTACAGCAGGATATGCATTATTTTAGCAGCCATCATCTGCCAGGCTGGTGGGGGGGGAGTGATAGCTGGATCATGATACTTATGTTTAATAATTAATCGTATTATCATTAAAAACCAGACAAACACCCCAACATTGTAATGTGTTTCTTTCATGAGAAGGTAGGTGTTACTGCCTTTGGGAAACCAGCCACGAAGCTCCATAGCTGCATAGGTTATCGCTATTAATATCAGGGTTAGCCAGTGTAAGCGAATCTGAAGTTTTGAGAATTTGACCATTATTCTTGCCTCAAACGGTGTATTACATCGACCATAAATCATGAAGCTTAACAAATCCTTATTTTGTTGAGAGATTAAGAGTTTGTTATTCCAGCGATCTCACTTGAATGTTTTGATAATAATTCTCATTTTTATTTCTTTCTGATAATCCTTGATGTTACGGGGCAAGAACCGCGCAGATTCTCGCTATTTATGAGAACTTTCAATCAACTACTGGTTCATTTTTACTTTCCGCCTATTACACAATTTGTATCCAACAAACAGGACTATGCCGATGCCAGCACGTGCTAAACGCCCATGCCGACACAAAGGGTGTGCGGCAATCACCAATGATGTCAGCGGATATTGTGACCAACACCGACAGCAGCATGCTGGTGACGGCTGGCGGAATTATCAGTCGGGAAAGAGCAGGCAAGAACGTGGATATGGGCGACTCTGGGAAATCAAGCGAGCGCGTATCCTTCAGCGTGATAAATACCTGTGTCAGAACCATCGCCGACAGAGGATAGCGAAGAAAGCGACCAGTGTTGACCACATCATTCCAAAAGCTCATGGCGGCACTGATGACGATTCCAATCTTGAGTCGTTGTGCTGGGAATGCCACAGAGCGAAGACGGCAAGAGAACGTATTCGATGATAATATTCACTGCTGTAATGCATAAGAACAGTTTCTACATTCATGCAGATACCCGGAAGGAATTTTGGGTGTTTTTAAGTAAAACATTGGGATGGGGCAAATTTGAGTTAATTCGCCCCTCTGACGAGTTTAGCCCTACTGGAGGGTTGTTTGAATTAGTCGAAGTGCGTTCGGCTGATTCAGAACCCCCTGAGTCAGTAACTGTAGGGTCAAATGTTTTATGGCGTCTCCCGGAAGCTCTCGGAGTTTTGAAATCAATCCCTTCTTCTGATCTTCAGATATATTTGCGACACGGATTATATCCTCAAGGGCAACAATCGTGTCATTGTGTAACCGAACGGTTTGAACCTTAAGGATCGCACTTAAGCCGCCATCATCAAGAAGAAAATCAATTCCTTTCTCTGTAATGTTGCAGTATGGGGCGTTGAAGATAAAATCAACGCCAGCCATGGTTTCGCTACGTACGAAGGGTGTAGAAACAAGACCATGCATTTCAAGATATAGCATGCACGCCACAAAGTGATCATAGTTATCAAACTTCTCAATGAGGTCTCGCTCCTGTGCCTTGTTTAAAAAGTTAGGAGCACAATCTATAAGAGCGTTGAGGATCTCAAGTTGTAAGGCTCTATCATATTTTCTGGTTTTATCCATTTCTTAGACTCCATCGTTTATCTATTGAGATTAACTGAAGACACTATGCTGAACATCCTGATGGATGACCAGTATCTGCTTTTGCATGCTTTCTTGCTGTCATCTTCAAGGGGGGAGGGGGGATCAAATCCCTGACCCCTTTCGCGCTTTAGGACTGCCCGCTTCCTCGTATTTTTATACCCGCGAAAAATGAAATTTAACCAGGAGTGTCGCTTATGGCTGGAACGGCGGGGCGTTCCGGGCGTCGCCCCAAGCCAACGGCGCGCAAGGAGCTGGCAGGGAACCCCGGCAAACGAGCCCTGAATAAAGAGGAACCTGTATTCACACCGATTAAAGGTGTGGCACCACCTGACTGGTTTTCTGAGGATGATGGTCTGCCAATGGCGGCCGTCATGTGGGAACTGACCACGAAAGAATTATGTGGACAGGGATTACTGTGTGTTACCGATCTTGCCGTACTTGAGCGCTGGTGTGTTGCATATGAGTTCTGGCGCAGGGCGGTTAAAAATATCGCCAGAGAAGGGCTGACTATCACTGGTGCTATGGGGGGGAAGATAAAAAACCCTGAGCTAACCGCAAAGAAAGAGCAGGAATCGGAGATGAGCTCTACCGGCTCCATGCTTGGCCTTGATCCCAGCAGTCGACAACGCCTAATAGGCCTTGCCGGACAGAAGAAAACCTCTAACCCATTCCTGAAGATGATCAACTCATGAGCCGGAAATCGTACCCCAACGTAAACGCCGCGAATCAATACGCCCGCAACGTTGTGCGGGGGAAGATTCCGGCGTGCCAGTTTGTCATTCAGGCCTGCCAGCGTCATATCAATGACATGGCGGCTGAAAAGAGTAAGAAATTTCGTTACCGCTTCGATAAAGACATGGCAGAAAAGGCCGCGAAATTTATCCAGTTGTTGCCACATACAAAAGGAGAGTGGGCATTCAAGCGGATGCCGATCACTCTGGAGGCATGGCAACTGTTTATTGTGTGCTGCGCCTTTGGCTGGGTCCAGAAAGGGTCGAAGCTTCGACGATTTCGCGAGGTTTACACGGAGATACCGCGTAAAAATGGGAAATCAGCTATTTCGGCAGGTGTGGCGCTGTACTGTTTTACCTGTGATAACGAGTTTGGCGCTGAAGTATATTCCGGGGCCACAACTGAAAAACAGGCGTGGGAAGTATTCAGACCAGCTCGTCTGATGTGTAAGCGCACCCCGATGCTGGTGGACGCGTTCGGGATTGAAGTTAATGCGTCCAACCTGAACCGGCCAGAAGATGGCGCGCGTTTTGAGCCGCTGATTGGTAACCCTGGGGACGGCGCTTCACCGCACTGTGCGATTGTTGACGAGTATCACGAACATCCCACAGATTCGCTCTACACCACTATGCTGACGGGTATGGGGGCGCGGCGACAACCACTAATGTGGGCGATCACGACGGCGGGTTACAACATTGAGGGTCCATGCTACGACAAACGGCGTGAAGTGATTGAGATGCTGAACGGCACAGTACCGAATGAGGAATTATTCGGCGTGATATACACCGTCGACGAGGGTGATGACTGGACCGATCCTAAAGTGCTGGAAAAAGCTAACCCGAATATGGGCGTGTCGGTCTATCGTGACTTTCTCCTCAGCCAGCAACAGAGAGCTATTAATAACGCCCGTCAGGCTGGTGTATTTAAAACTAAACACCTCAACATCTGGGTTGCAGCCCGTGCCGCTTTCTACAACCTGGTTTCCTGGCAGAACTGTGAGGATAAGACACTTACGCTGGAGCAATTCGAAGGACAGCCATGTGTTCTGTCTTTCGACCTGGCGCGCAAGCTGGATATGAACAGTATGGCGCGGTTGTTCACCAGGGAAATTGACGGCAAGACACATTACTACAGCGTTGCTCCCCGCTTCTGGGTTCCCTACGACGCAGTATTCAGCGTTGAAAAGAACGAAGATCGTCGTACTGCGGAGCGATTTCAGAAATGGGTTGAAATGGGACTGCTTACAGTTACTGATGGCGCTGAAGTTGATTACCGCTACATCCTTGAAGAGGCCAAGGCGGCAAACAAACTCAACCCAGTCAGTGAGTCACCGATTGACCCGTTCGGAGCGACGGGGCTTTCACATGATCTGGCTGATGAAAGCCTTAATCCGATCACTATCGTTCAGAACTACACCAATATGTCTGATCCGACGAAGGAGCTGGAAGCCGCCATTGAGTCAGGCCGCTTTCATCACGACGGGAACCCGATTATGAGCTGGTGTATCAGCAACGTCGTCGGGAAATATTTGCCCGGTAATGACGATGTGGTTAAACCCATCAAAGAGCAGAATGAAAACAAAATCGATGGCGCGGTTTCGCTGATTATGGCAATCGGACGGGCAATGTTGAATAGCCGGGCGAGTAATTCATCCGTTTACGACGAGGAAGATGTAGCATGCTAATGACGTTATTAAGTTTTTTTATCGGCCTCGCCGGAGCCGCATTACTGTCTGCCGGTGCCTGGCTTATTTCACCTACAGCCGGGCTTATTACTGGCGGTTCAATCTGCCTGCTGTGGTCATTTTTAATCGCGAAATCAATGTCTGCCAGCGTAATTAAATCAGGGGGTGAATAATGTTCATTCCCCAGATGTTTCGGGGTAAATCTCAGTCTGGTGGTAGTTTCTGGCAGGCGATGCTGGGTGGTGTGAGTTCCAGCCAGAGCAAGGCGGGGATCATTATCACTTCTGAAACCGCAATGGCGTTATCGGCGGTCCGGGCATGTGTAACGCTTCTGGCTGAATCGGTGGCGCAACTGCCGTGTGAACTTTACAGGCGAGGCGCTAACGGAGGCCGTGAACGGGCGACTGACCACCCTGTTTATGATCTGATTCATTCCCAGCCCAACAAAAAAGACACTTCATTTGAATACTTTGAACAGCAGCAGGGCCTGCTTGGACTGGAGGGGAATTGCTACTCGATCATCGACAGGGACGGGAAAGGTTATCCCCGCGAATTAATCCCGGTTAATCCCCAAAAGGTCATTGTCCTGAAAGGCCCGGATGGGATGCCATATTATGAACTACCCGAAATTGGCGAAACGTTGCCAATGCGCATGATGCATCATGTGAAGGTCTTCTCACTGGATGGCTATATCGGCAGTTCCCCAATCCAGACGAACGCGGATGTTCTTGGGCTAAACCTCGCCGTGGAAGAGCATGCTTCTCAGGTCTTTCGCCGTGGTACAACGATGAGCGGCGTTATTGAGCGTCCAAAAGACGCTCCGACGATCAAAAGCCAGGATGCTATCGACCGCCTGCTGGCAAAGTGGACGGACAGATATTCCGGCGTCAGAAACGCCTTCTCTGTTGCATTGCTTCAGGAAGGGATGAGCTACAAACAGCTATCTCAGGATAATGAGAAAGCGCAGCTGTTACAGTCCCGTCAATGGGGCGTGGAGGAAGTGTGCCGGCTCTATAAAATCCCGCCTCATATGGTGCAGATGCTGGCGAAAGCCACAAATAACAACATTGAGCACCAGGGGCTGCAGTTTGTGATGTACACACTGTTGGCCTGGCTGAAGCGTCATGAAGGCGCATTAATGCGCGATCTGCTTTTACCCAGCGAGCGCGGTGATCTGTACATAGAATTCAATGTTTCTGGCCTGCTGCGTGGGGATCAGAAGTCACGCTATGAATCTTATGCATTAGGCCGCCAGTGGGGCTGGTTATCGGTTAACGACATTCGCCGCATGGAGAACCTTCCACCCATCGCCGGAGGGGACAAATACCTGACGCCTCTGAATATGGTCGACAGTAAACAAATCTTACCTGGCGATAACACGCCAACAGCAAAACAACTGGCAGAAATCAACTCTATTCTGTCCAGAAACTGAATATCACCCGCAGCGCGGGCTGACTTGGTAAACATCATGACAAAAAATTTAATTAATCTGCCGCACCTGGCGGCTATGGTCTTTGGTGTTCCACATTACGTGACACGACAGACAATGGATTCTGTAAAAGCTGTGCTGGTTCCCCGTATTCAGGGACTATCAGAAGAGGCTGGAATTCACATGACGCAGGATCCTGATAACAATCAGGTGCCAGATTTGGTTCAACCAGCTGGTGGAATGGCAGTTATTCCTGTTCACGGCATTCTGGTTCCGCGTCGTGGGCAAATTACTGCAATGTGTTCTGAACTTACCAGCTATGAGCGCATACGTAGCCAGGTGCATGCTGCATTAAATGACCCTTCCATCAGTGAAATTGTGCTGGATATAAATTCTGGTGGTGGTGCGGCGGTTGGATGCAAGGAACTGGCCGATTATATTTTCCAGTCACGTCAAACTAAGCCTATTACTGCAATTGTGAACTACAGTGCCTATTCTGCGGCTTACTTTATCGCTTCGGCCTGCAGCAAAATTGTAGTTAGCCAGACCAGTGGAGTCGGCTCGATTGGAGTGATCATGGAACACCTGGATACTTCCAGGATGGAAGAGCAAATGGGGTTAACATTCACCACGATTTTTCGGGGAGATAACAAAAATAACGGTACACAACATGAGCCGCTGAGTGAAGACGCTCGGGGAATGTTCCAGAGGATGATAGACGATATGTACGAGACGTTTATTACCTCCGTAGCGGAATACCGGAATCTTGCCCCTCAGACGGTGATTAACACGCAGGCCGGAATCTATTTCGGCGCTGATGCCATTTCTGCTGGTCTTGCTGATGAAGTTTCGGATCCTCAGTCCGCGATTAATGCCATTGCGGCAAAGTACAAAAAACCTCAACAAACCACTTCCATAAAGTTGCAGGCAGCCGCGATGGACCTGCAAACCAGAATGTAACCCGGCGCTAACGCGTCATTACCAGAAAGCAGCCAACAGGCTGCTTTTTTTATGCCAAAAAGAGAGAAAAAACATGGATCATATTGAAGAATTGCGTCGTGAACGTGCGGGTATTAATCAGAAGGTTCAGGTACTGGCGGCAGTAGAAACTGGTGGCGGTACGCTGACAGTGGAGCAGTTAACCGAATTTGCCAGCCTGCAGCAGCAGTTCACGGATATCAGCGCCAAGATTGAGCGTCTGGAAGCGGCTGAACGTGCTGCAGCGCTTGTCGCCAAACCGGTTAAAGCCACACAGCAGGCTCTTGGTATCAGCATTAAGGCAGAGCCAAAGCAATATACCGGCGCAGGCATGACCCGTCTGGTGATGTCGATTGCGGCAGCACAGGGTAACGTCCAGGACGCTGCAAAATTTGCAGCTGAAGAACTGAATGACCAGTCTGTCTCGATGGCCATCAACACTGCCGCCGCGTCAGGTGGCGTTCTTATTCCGCAAAACCTGCACAGCGAGGTGATCGAACTGCTACGCGATCGCACTATCGTTCGTAAGCTGGGCGCGCGCTCCATTCCGCTGCCGAACGGCAATATGGCGCTGCCGCGTCTGGCCGGTGGTGCGACGGCGAGCTACACCGGGGAAGGCAAGGATGCGAAAGTATCAGAAGCCCGCTTTGATGATGTGAAACTCACTGCGAAAACCATGATTGCGATGGTGCCAATCTCCAACCAGCTGATTGGTCGTGCTGGCTACAACGTAGAGCAGCTGGTCCTGCAGGATATTCTGACCGCGATTTCTGTTCGTGAAGATAAAGCCTTTATGCGCGATGACGGTACCGGTGATACGCCTGTCGGTATGAAAGCGCGGGCAACTGAGTGGAACCGCCTGCTGCCGTGGGAAGCTGCTGCAGAGGTTAATCTGCAGACGATTGATAGCTATCTCGACAGCATCATCCTGATGGCTATGGACGGCAACAGCAACATGATCAGCTGCGGCTGGGGTATGTCGAACCGTACCTACATGAAACTGTTCGGTCTGCGCGACGGTAACGGTAACAAGGTCTACCCGGAAATGGCCCAGGGGATCCTGAAGGGATTTCAGATTCAGCGTACCAGCGCTATCCCGGCAAACCTCGGTGACGCAGGCAAAGAGTCGGAAATTTACTTCGCTGACTTTAATGATGTGGTTATCGGTGAAGACGGCAACATGAAGGTGTCGTTCTCGCAGGAAGCCTCCTACCAGGACGGGGATGGCAATCTGGTTTCCGCATTCTCCCGTAACCAGTCGTTGATCCGCGTGGTGACGGAGCACGATATCGGCTTCCGTCATCCGGAAGGTCTTGTTCTCGGGACAAAAGTGCTGTTTTAACCGGTCCTGCACGCTGTGCGACCACGGTCGCACAGCGTAAAAGCACGTAATTCCCCAGGCCCGCAGCAGCGGGTTTTTTCTTTTCAGGAGCAAAATGATGACGACGAAAGCGGCAAAAGCAGCGGCAGCGGCGGCTGCAGCCAGTGATGTGAAAAAGCCGGATGAACTGACGCCGGAAAATACAGTGGACGGGGATGACGGTCTGAATACTGCAGCGGGTTCAGGTTATACAGGTATTGATCTGACCGGAAGTGAAACAAACGGGGCCACGGGCCTGACGGGAGCAGAAGTGGCGCGGAAAGCGGTTTTTTTCCTGGGACCCTATCATCGTTATTCACGCGGTGATACGGCCTGTTTTGATGCTGAGTACGCAGAGACACTGGTTGAACGCCATATTGCGGTATGGCCAGAAGATGCGGAAAAGGCGCTGAGTCCCCGCAAGGGAGCCGATGACCATGATACTGACATTGGATGATGTGAAAACCCAGCTCCGTCTGGAGCCGGATTTCACGGAGCATGACGACATGCTCACTAAAATGGTGGCGGCAGCGCAGAAGAGTATTGAGCGTGACTACTACTGCAAACTGGTGGGAAGCGATGACGAACTGCAGGCGCTGCCGGAAGGGGTACGCGGTTTTGTGGCGGATGAAGATATCCAACTGGCCATGCAGTATCTGGTCGGGGATGCGTATCTGAATGGTTTCACTGGTCAGTGGCTGGAGACGGCTGCGGTCCGGCACCTTCTTTTCCCGTTGCAGGAGAACACGGTATGAGCCTGAAGCCGGAAGAAATGACCTGCCGTCTTTCGATTGGGTATATGCAATCCGGCCGGGGGCCGCTGGGTGAACATCTGCCGGAACAACTGGTCGCGACCGGGAAAGCCTGGGCGAAGCGCGAGCTGGTATCGGGCAGAAAGGTCCGCACACTGGATCAACAGCAGGTTGTTGAAACGTGTCTTTTTACCACTCATCCGAACCTGAATATTGATATCGACTGGAAAATAACGACGTCTGACCGGGTTTATACCGTTCGTAACGTCGAACGTCTTGCGGACCGCATCATCATCACAGGGGAGGCAGACGCACGTCATGATCGAGCTGGCATTAAAGACAGCACTTGAACGCCTGACCGGGCTGGATGTTTATCCTCTGCTCCTGCCTGATGAGCTGCAGGAGGGGATTACTTACCAGTGTATTTCCGATCCGGAGCTGTACGCCGGACTGTTGCGCACAGGTCTGATTGCGGGCCGCTTCCAGATAGCGATTCATCTGCTTAATGACTACACCCGCCTGTTACAGCTGGATAAGAAAATCAGCGCGGAATGGACCGCTATCGTGCATGGCCTGCTGGAGGGTTTTCCCGTGCAGAATGTGGTCCGTGGTGGAATACAGCAGAGCAAAACGGTACTGACCAGCGGCAATATTCAGTACCGGCTCGTGCGGGATTTCACCTTTCACTACTGGGACGTCTCACCATGATCACTATGGACGTAAAAGGGCTGGACGAGCTGGAGCGGCAGCTTACTGCGCTCGGTGAAAAGGTCGGCACGAAGGTGTTACGTGATGCAGGGCGTGAGGCGCTGAAAGTGGTGGAAGAAGACATGAAACAACATGCCGGCTTCGACGATGCGTCCTCTGCAGAGCATATGCGTGATTCCATCAAAATTCGCTCTTCCACCCGGAAAGGTCGCGGAAATACGGTGGTCACCCTTCGGGTTGGCCCCAGCAAAAAGCATTACATGAAAGCGCTGGCCCAGGAGTTCGGGACGGTTAAACAGGTTGCCGATCCGTTCATCCGTCCGGCACTGGATTACAACGTCCAGAAGGTTCTGCGCATTCTGACCGTAGAAATCCGCAATGGCATTCAGAACAGGTAGCAACCGCTGCCCACTATTTAAGAGAGAATCATTATGGCTGATGAAAATAACACGCCAAAATCATCCCCTGAGTACGCAATGCTTCCTGCCGGGACGGTGGTGAAGTTTGGGGAGGTAGGAGCCGCTGTAGCGGCATTGAAACCGCTGATTAACTGCAAGGCGCTGGGCGCGACAGGTCAGACGGGAGGATTTGTCGACTGTACCACCCTGCTGGACAAGAGTAAGCAGTCGGTGTCAGACCTGCCGGAAGGGCCGGAGAAATCGCTGGGCTTCATTGATGACCCGGAAAACGAAGATTTCACCGCATTCCTCAATGCAGCGGAACAGCGTAAGACCGTTCAGTTTTATATTGAGCTGCCGAACAAACGAACGGCCTCAATGATCCTTGCGCTTTCAGGCTGGCAGATGAACGAAATCACCGCCCCTGCCAGTGAAGTTATCCAGATTACGGTGCAGGGTAAGCAAAACAACATTAAATGGGGGATCGCCGCCCCGGCGCCAGATGCCGGAGCGTAATCCGTTTCCCGTTACACACCGCCTCCGGGCGGTTTTTTTTCGTCTGAAAAACAGGATACACCATGTCTGAATTTAGCCTCTCCGCACTGAAAAATGCACTGCTCAAAACGAAATCCACGCCTACTGAAACTGAAATTTTAGGCACAAAGGTTTACCTGCGTCGGCTGACGGCGGCTGAGCTTATTGATCATGAAGATGCACTCATCGAGGCGCAGACCTCTGGCAATGCCCGCATGGCGTCTGAGCTGAGCGTACAGATTGTTATCGACAGTCTGGTTCAACCTGACGGCTCGCCGATTAAAGCCAAAGACAAACCCACGGCGAAGGAGCTGCTGGTGGCACACGATAACGTTGTGCTTCTGGATGCCATCGACAAAGTGAAAAAGCACGCCATCGGTAAGCTGGAAACCGCCGAAAAAAACTGAGTGACTCGCCCTGGCTGGAGCTGATTTTCTGGCTGGCCGACCGCTGGGGCGAGCCTGACCCGTCAAAAATTGCGGCGCTTCCGGCTGACACGCTTTTCCACTGGCGTGCTTTCTTCCTCAAACAGGGCATTTTCAAAAAGCCTTCGCCAGAAGGTTCTGACAATAACCCGCCCCCTGTTAAATCCACCACCGCCGCCGTGAATCCGAGTCTGGATGCGCAGTGTGCGGCAGTCATGAAGGTATTAATGTAATGGGTGACGTTGCCTCTCTTGCCGTTGGGCTGCATCTGAATGCAGCGAACTTTAAATCGCAGCTGATGAGCGCCTACGGCAGCGCTGAGAGTCAGTCACGCCAGTTTAACCGCAATGCCCGGGCTGATGCGAAAAAGACGGAGGATGCCTATAAGCGTGTTTCTGCTTCGGTATCAGGGCTGGCTGGCAGGCTGGCAGGTTTTGCCGGGGCGGGGTTATCGCTGGGCACCATTATCAGCACCACGCGGCAGTACAGCCAGTCGTTGTCGGATTTGCAGGCTATCACCGGTGCCACCAGTGCGCAGATGAAACTGTACGATCAGGCGGCGCAGGAAATGGGCCGCACAACGGAATACAGCGCATCACAGGCCGCCGAGGCCATTAAACTGATGGCTTCGGCAAAGCCTGAACTGCTGAGTACCTCTGCGGGGCTGACAGCGGCGACCAAAAGCGCGTTAACGCTGGCCCAGGCGGCAGGGACCACGCTTCCGGATGCCACCCGAACGCTGGCCCTGTCATTAAACCAGTTTGGGGCGGGAGCCAGTGAAGCCGACCGGTATATCAACGTGCTGGCTGCTGGCGCGAAATTTGGCTCATCGGAGATAGCCGATACTGCTGCCGCGATTAAAAATGGCGGGGTGGCAGCGGCACAGGCTGGCGTGGGTTTTGAAACCCTCAATGCTGCCATACAGGTACTGGCAGAGCGCGAGGTGAAAGGCGGCGAGGCCGGGACCGCGCTGCGTAACGTGATCCTGAATCTGGAGAAGGGAACCGATAAAACCCTGAAGCCTTCTGTTGTCGGGCTGAGCCAGGCGCTGGAGAACCTGGCGGGAAAAAACCTGTCAACCAGGCAGGCCGTAAAGCTGTTCGGGGTGGAAAACCTCAGCGCGGCATCCATCCTGGTGCAGAACCGCGAAAAGGTGGAGTCGCTGACCGCCGCCCTGACCGGTACGCAGACCGCGCATGAGCAGGCCGAAATCAGGGTAAATAACCTGAACGGCGATCTTCTCAGCCTGACTTCGGCTTTTGAAGGTCTGATTATTAAGGTAGGACAGAGCGGAAACGGTCCGCTGCGCAGTGGTGTTCAGACCGTTACCGATGCCATTAATGGCCTGACGGATAATTTTAATACGGTCGCTAACGTTGCGCTGTATACGCTGATTCCTGTTCTGGCGACAAAACTGACGGCAGGTATCAGGGGGAACATCGGTGCCTGGGTTGAGCAGCAGCAGGCAGTCAGGACCAGCGCGATGGCGCAGGCCGATATGGCGCGGAAAACGCTGGAAAGTACCGCTGCCACGCTGGCGCAGAATAACGCAGAATTCGGGCGTTATCGGGAAATGGAGAAAAGCGCCAGGCAATTTGGCCTTAACGTGAGTTACCAGAGCGAGTTTAACCGCTTAATTCGCCAGGAAACCGAGCAGACACTGCTCTGTACCCAGGCAAAGAGCCAGCTGAATGCAGCCAATAAACAGCTTTCCGTTTCAGCCCGCGCAGCCTCTGCAGCGGTAGGTATGGCCAGAGGGGCGCTGGCACTGGTGGGCGGTCCTGTGGGCGCAGCGATGCTGGCCGGTTCGGCGCTGCTCTATTTCCATAATCAGGCGAAGAACGCCCGCCAGTCGGCGATTGACCTGAAAAATGCTGTTGTTGAAACGAATGAAGAACTCAAAAAACTGTCGCTTAACCAGCTCAACGTGAAGCAGCTGGACATTGATGAACAGTTTGAGAATCAGGTTATTCAGCGAAATAAACTGATTAAGCAAATTCAGGATGCAGACAGCCGTATCGATGTTCTTAGTGGCGTTGACATTTTTGGTCAACTTAAAGGCGTACAGAACGATAAAACCCGCTACAAAGGGGATCTGGATGCCGTTGAGCAGGGGTTAAAACTCCTCAAAGAACGGCAAAAGATTGTCAGAGAGGCGATAGAACAGGCTAAATCAGGGAAAACCGATCCCACGCCGAAGCCGGATAAACCAGGGAATGAAACAGGGAGCGATAAACCTGATACCCCCTGGACCGGAGAAGGCGGGGATACAGGTAAGGGGCAAAAGGCGAAGGTTAACCAGTATGAGCAAGTGCGGCGTGAAATCGAAGCGGCGCATGCCTCCAGTCTCGGACGAATCAACCTGCAGGAGCAGGAAAGCTCCAGAAAACTCCTTGAAGCCGCCCGCGCTGACGGAGCCAGCGAGGCCGATATTCAGAAGACGCTGCTGCTGAATGCTGAAAACTATCAGAAACAGCGCCTCGAACTGGCAGAACAGTATGCGCCAGCCAGAGCAACTCTTACGAAAGAGCGCGAAGCGAGCCAGGAGCTGAAGTCGCTCCTGGATGCCCGTCTTCTGGATGAAAAGGAATACCAGACGGCCAGAATCACGCTGGCACAAAGTACGGCCCGCGAACTGTTACAGGCACAGGCAGCGGCAATGTCTGCCCCTCTGATTGATATCGCCGGGACGGTTGATCCGCTGGCAGAACTGCGCAATCAACTGGCCGAGCGTCAGTCACTGCTGCAGGCGTTTTACCAGAATGATGCAATCAACAAAGAGCAGTACGAACTGCTGAAGCAAAAGGCGGATAAAGATTCCGCTGATGCGCAGTACCAGACGGCGGTGGAGCTGTATAAGTCGCAGGGAAACCTGAACAGCCTCGCTATTGGCATGTTAGAGACCACCCAGGAGCGTTCCACCAACATGCTGACCGGCATGCTGGTAAACACCCAATCACTCCGGGACGGGATGATTGGGTTATTTTCCTCCCTGACTCAGTCGGTGATTAAAAACCTTGTCGATATGGCAACGCAGGCGCTGATTACCAACACCATCCTGAAATCCATTATGGGCATCGGCGGCAGTCTTTTTGGCGGCGCAGCCAGCGCGAGTACCGGCACGGCCATCAGCAGTTTTGGCAGCAGTTTTAGTTTTAACGAGAAAGGCGGTGTTTATGATTCACCTTCATTAAGTGCCTACAGTAACGGCATCTATGACAGCCCGACCCTGTTTGCTTTTGCAAAGGGGGCCGGCGTGTTTGGTGAAGCAGGTCCGGAAGCCATTATGCCTCTGGCAAAAACGACTGACGGTACGCTGGGTGTCAGGGTGCTGGGTGACCCGGGTTCCTCTGGTGGTGGTATGAATGGTGGGATTGTTTATTCACCTGAGTATCACATTACCATTCAGAATGACGGGCAAAACGGGCAGATAGGGCCGCAGGCATCGCAGATGCTGGTCAAAATGGTCGACACGCGTGTCATGAGTATCCTGAGAACTCAGGGCCGCGATGGCGGCATGCTGGCGGGAGGATAAGTGAAAACCTTTCATTGGGCACCCAGGGAGGGGATGCAGTCTTCTGTTTCCCCTTCGGTGACAACCATTAAATTTGGGGATGGCTATGAGCAACGTCGCCCGACCGGACTTAACCATCAGTTAATTAATTTCCAGCCTGTTTTCCGTATCACGTCGGACAATTCCCGCACCGCACTTGAAGCGTTTCTGACCGAGCACGGAGGATATAAAGCCTTTCTGTGGCGACCGCCAAAATACAACCTCACGATAAAAGTTGTCTGCCGGGAGTGGTCTGTTACGGACAACGTCACGTATTCCGATTTCAGCTGTAAATTTGAGCAGGTTATTGCTTAAGGATCCTTATGCAGGATATACCTCAGAACACCCTCAACGAAACCACGAAAACCGAGCAGTCGGCCCGCATTGATTTGTGGGAAATCGACCTGACGGCCTTTGGTGGCCAGCGTTACTATTTTTCAAATGAAGCGAACGAGAAGGGCGAGCCGGTCACCTGGCAGGGCCGGAAGTATGACGTTTACCCGATACAGGGAACCGGATTCGACCTGGTGGGGAAAGGAACTTCCGCCCGTCCGACGCTGGCAGTGTCGAACCTGTTTGGCATGGTTACGGGACTTGCGGCAGATATGCAGAGCCTCGTCGGGGCCACGGTGGTAAGGCATGTTGTATACGCCCGTTTTCTCGATGCGGTGAACTTTACAGACGGCAACCCGGAGGCCGATCCGGAACAGGAAGTGGTCAGTCGCTGGAAGGTAGAACAGTTATCCGAACTGAAAGCCACCACGGCGACGTTTGTGCTGGCCACACCGACCGAAACGGACGGTAGCGTGTTTCCGGCGCGGATCATGCTGGCTGATGTCTGCAGCTGGACCTACCGTTCTGATGAGTGTGGCTATGCCGGTCCGCCTGTGGCGGATGAGTTTGACAAGCCCACGGCAGACCCGGCAAAAGATGCCTGCAGTAAATGCCGTACTGGCTGCGAGCTGCGTAATAACCTGCCGCGCATCGGCTGTTTCCTCTCCATTAACCGTCTTTCCTGATGGATATACCCATGAAAAAAACACTCCTGGCGCATGCTGCTGCGTGTGCGCCTGCTGAATCGTGCGGCTGGGTGGTGAACACGACTGCCGGGGAGCGGTATTTTCCCTGCCAGAATCTTTCCGCTGAACCGACGATGTATTTTCGCATGGATCCGGCAGATTACCTCCAGGCGCAGGCGGCGGGCGATGTGGTGGCCCTGGTACACAGCCATCCTGATGGCCTGCCGTTTCTCAGCGATATTGATCGCCGCCTGCAGGTGCAGAGTGGCCTGCCGTGGTGGCTGGTCTGCGATGACCGGATATACAAATTTCGCTGCATGCCTTTTCTCACCGGGCGGGCATTTGAGCATGGCGTGACGGACTGTTACACCCTGTTCCGCGATGCGTACCATCTGGCCGGTATTGAAATGCCGGATTTTGCGCGGGGGGAGGACTGGTGGAAGCAGGGGGATAATCTGTATCTGGATAATCTGGAGGCGACAGGCTTTTACCGGGTGAATGCCGCAGAGGCACAGCCCGGAGACATTCTGATTTGTTGTTTTGGTTCATCGGTTGCCAACCATGCCGCGATTTACTGCGGCGATGGCGAGCTGTTGCACCATATTCCTGATCAGCTCAGTAAACGCGAGAGGTATACCGACAAATGGCAACGCCGCACACACTCGATATGGCGACACCGGGCATGGCACGAGTCTGCCTTCACGGGGATTTACAACGATTTGGTCGCCGCTTCAGCCTCAGTATAAAAACGGGGGCCGAGGCTATTTACGCGCTGGCCATGCAGGTTCCGGGGTTCCGGCAGAAAATGAATGATGGCTGGTATCAGATACGCATTGCAGGTCTGGATGTGGATGAAACCAGCGTGTCAGCCCGTCTGCATGAGTCACTGCCGGACGGGGCCATTATTCATATTGTGCCGCGTATGGCAGGGGCTGGAAAAGGTGGTCTGTTCCAGGTTGTGCTGGGTGCCGTGGCAATCGGCGCATCATTTTTAACTGGCGGGGCAACTCTTGCTCTTTGGGGTAGCGCATTATCTGCCGGTGCTATTTCGGCATCCTCGGTCCTTTTTTCTATGGGGGCAGCCATGATGCTGGGCGGTGTGGCGCAGATGCTGACACCGCAGGCAAAAATACCCTCCTCCCGGCAGACCGACAACGGCAAACAGAACACCTATTTTTCGTCACTGGACAACATGGTGGCGCAGGGTAATGCCCTTCCGGTGTTATACGGTGAAATGCTGGTCGGCTCCCGCACAATTTCCCAGGAAATCAGCACACGGGATGAAGGTGGCGGTGGGCAGGTGGTGATCATCGGTCGCTGACATTATTGCAGCATATTTATATTTGCACAGAACCGCCTCCGGGCGGTTTTGTCGTTTCAGAGGGAACAGATTATGGGTAAGGGTGGTGGCAGCAGTAAAACGCCGCATGAGGCTCCTGACGACCTGAAATCCAGCCAGATGCTGACCGTTGTTGATGCCATCTGCGAGGGACCGATTGAAGGTCCGGTGGACGGGCTGAAAAGTGTCAGAATTAACAAAACGCCGGTCCTCGACAGCAACGGTAACGCGATGGTTCACGGTGTCACTGTGGTTTACCGCGTGGGGGAGGATGAACAGACCGCGATGGAGGGGTTCGAAGACTCCGGCGCTGAAACCCTGCTGGGTGTGGAGGTGAAGAAGTCAGAGCCAGTGACCCGCACCATTACCACCAAAACGCTGGACCGTCTGCGCTTTACCTTTGGCGTGCAGTCGCTGGTCAGCACCAGTACCAAAGGTGACCGCAACCCGACCAGCGTACAGATGCTGATCCAGTTTCGGCGGGATGGGCTGTGGCGAACGGAACGGGATATCACCATTACGGGGAAAACGACCACGCAGTTTCTGGCATCTGTGGTGATTGATGATTTGCCGCCCCGGCCGTTTGAAGTACGCATGCAGCGCCTCACTGATGACAGCACCACAGACCTGCTGCAGAACAAAACGGTGTGGTCGGGCTATACCGAAATCATCGATGTGAAGCAACGCTACCCGAACACCGCCGTTATCGGGGTAAAAGTGGACGCGGAGCAGTTTGGCAGCCAGCAGGTCACGCGAAACTATCACCTGCGCGGGCGTATTGTGCCGGTGCCGTCGAATTACGATCCGTTAAAACGGACCTGTACGGGAATATGGGACGGAACGTTTAAACCCGCCTGGACAGATAATCCGGCCTGGTGTGTGCTGGATATGCTGACTCACCCGCGCTATGGCATGGGAAGCCGCATTGGTGTTGCCGATGTGGACAAGTGGGCGCTGTATGCCATTGCACAGTACTGCGATCAGCCTGTTCCTGACGGTTTTGGCGGGACGGAGCCGCGTATCACCTGCAATGCGTATCTGACGGACCAGCGCAAAGCGTGGGACGTGCTGGGAGACTTCTGTTCCCTGATGCGCTGTATGCCGGTGTGGAACGGCAGCACCCTGACGTTTGTGCAGGACCGGCCCGCCGATAAAGTCTGGACCTATACGCAGAGTAATGTGGTGATGCCCGCTGATGGTGCGCCGTTCATCTACAGCTTCAGCGCACTGAAAGAGCGCCACAATGCCGCCGAGGTCCGTTACACCGACCCGAACAACGGCTGGGAAACATCCACCGAACTGGTGGAAAACGATGATGCCATCCGGCGCTACGGTCGCAACGTTCTGAAGATGGATGCGTTCGCCTGTACCAGCCGTGGGCAGGCGCACCGCGCCGGACTATGGGCCATCACCACCGAATTGCTGGAAACGCAGACGGTGGATTTTTCCGTAGGGGCTGAGGGGCTGCGACATGTTCCCGGCGATATCATTGAGGTCTGCGACAGTGATTATGCAGGCGTGACCGTGGGCGGACGCATTATGTCGGTCGACAGCCTGACACGCACGCTCACGCTGGACCGTGAGGTGGAGATACCGGCAGGCGGCAATGTGGTGCTGAACCTGGTAGGCAGCAATGGCCAGCCTGTTACCGTCGCGGTCACTGCGCACCCCGCCCCGGACCGCGTGACCGTCAGCCAGTTACCCGATGGTGTAGCGGCGTACAGTGTGTGGGGGCTGAAACTGCCGGACCTGCGCCAGCGCCTGTTTCGCTGTGTGGCCATACGGGAAAACGATGACGGAACGTATGCCATTACCGCCGTACAGCATGTTCCGGAGAAAGGATCCATCGTGGACAACGGGGCGACGTTTGATCCGTTGCCGGACACAGGTATCACGAACACGCCGCCTGCCGTGCAGCACCTGACCACAGAGATTCTGGCAGAGGAGGGGCAGTATCAGGCGCGGGCGCGATGGGATACCCCACGTGTGGTTAAGGGGGTGAACTTTTCCCTGCGCCTGACGGTGCAAGCGGAAGATAACAGCGACCGGCTGGTCAGCAGCCTGATCCTGACCGAAACGGAGCATACTTTCCGCAACCTGTCTCCTGGGCGTTATACCCTGACGGTGCGGACAGTGAACAGCCAGGGCCAGCAGGGCGATCCGGCCAGCACGGATTTCAGTATCGCCGCACCGGCAGAACCTTCTTATGTTGAGCTGAGTCCCGGCTATTTTCAGATAACCGCCACCCCACGCCAGGCGGTATATGACCCCACGGTGCAGTATGAGTTCTGGTTTACGGATACGCAGATTGCCGATATCCGCCAGGTGGAAACCGATGCGCGTTATCTCGGCACGGCGCTGTACTGGATTGCGGCCAGCAGCAGTATCAAACCCGGCAAGGATTATTACTTTTATATCCGGGCCGTGAACCAGGTCGGGAAATCGGCGTTCGTGGAGGCTAAAGGGCAGGCCAGCAACGATGCGGCAGGTTATCTGGATTTCTTCAAAGGGAAAATCACCGAAAGCCACCTGGGTAAAGAGCTGCTGGATAAGGTGGAGCTGACGGAAGATAACGCCAGCCGGCTGGATCAGTTTTCGGAAGAATGGCAGGACGCGAACGGCAAATGGAATGCCATGTGGGGTGTAAAGATAGAGCAGACCAAAGACGGGAAGCACTATGTGGCTGGTCTGGGCCTGAGCATGGAGGACACGGAAGAAGGGAAGGTAAGTCAGTTCCTGGTGGCAGCAAACCGTATCGCGTTTATCGACCCGGCAAACGGCAATGAGACCCCGATGTTTGTGGCCCAGGGTAATCAGATATTTATGAACGAGGTGTTTCTCAAATATCTGACGGCCCCGAGCATCACCAGCGGCGGGAACCCGCCGACCTTTATGCTGACACCTGACGGCAGGCTGACTGCCCGTAATGCGGATATAAGCGGACATATCAGCGCGAATTCCGGCACCCTCAGTAATGTGACGATAGCAGAAAACTGCACCATCAACGGGACGCTGCGGGCAGAGAATATTGTCGGCGATATTGTTAAAGCTGTGGGGCAGGCTTTCCCCGGAAGTGCTACTCACCCGAATGGAACCCTCACGGTTCAGATACAGGATGATCAGCGTTTCGACAGGCAGATAATCATTCCGTCTGTCACCTTCGCAGGGAGCAAAGCAAGGTCGAATACGAGTAATGATATATGGACGGATTGCGGGCTTGTGGTGAAGCACAACGGCAGAGAGATATATAACGCAACCCCAGAGATATCAGCGAGATCATTCAGCACAGTCCTTGATATGCCAGCCGGAGGTGGAAATGTGACCCTGAGCTTTACGGTGTCATCTATTGACGGTGGTGGTGGCGCCGGGGCCTCTATCAGCAGCCTGCTGGTTATCGTGGTGAAGAAGAACAGCAATGGTATCAGCATTCGCTAATGCCTGAATTCTTAAACGAGCGCCTGAATGGGCGCTTTTTTATTGCTGAAAACAAGAGGTAATGACATATGTCAGTACAAATTTCTGGCGTATTAAAAGACGGGGCAGGAAAACCGGTACAGGACTGCACTATTCAGCTGAGCGCTAAGAAAACCAGCCCGACCGTTGTTGTGGAGGTGACGTCATCTACTCTTACAGGAGCGGACGGTCACTACAGCATTGAGGCTGAGCCGGGTTATTACAGTGTGTCATTGTTGCGGGAAGGTTTTCCTCCCGTACTTGCTGGCGACATTTACGTGGCCCCGACCGATACGCCGGATACCCTGAATGCGTTTCTCGATGCGCCAAAGGATGCAGACCTGCGTCCGGAGGTGATGAAACGTTTTGAGGAAATGGTAAACCGCGTGGTGGATTTGAGTGGTGCAACAGAGAAGGAGCGGGAACGCGCCGAACAGGCCGCACAGTCAGCAGCGCAGAGCAATGATGCGGCAGCATTGTCTGCAACGGCTGCGGCGGAGTCACAGCGCCAGGCGGCGCACTCTGCCGATGCGGCTGATGTGTCTGCCCGATCTGCCGCAGATAATGCCCGACAGACAGCACAGGACGTTCTGGTCAGTGGTGCAGATGCGGACAGTGCGGCAAAGTCTGCACAGGCAGCGACGGAACAGGCCGGAGTGGCAAAAACTGCCGCTGATACGGCACAGAAAGCGCAGCAGGAGGCAGGTGCTTCGGCACAGTCTGCAACTGGAAGTGCCGAAAGTGCCGCTTCATCAGCACAAACAGCGGGTGAGCACGCAGGCAATGCAGCTGCATCTGAAGCCTCAGCACGTGAAAGCGCCCTCACGGCTACACAGGCTGCAGAACAGGGTAATAACAGCGCAGCAGCTGCAGCACTAAGTGAACAGCATGCCAGGGGGGCCAGCGACAAGGCCGCTAAATCAGAGACTGCGGCATCAGCCAGTGCAGAATCAGCATCAGCAAGTGAAGCATCAGCCCTGCAGTCAGCCGAAACGGCTGAGAACCATAAAAATGAAGCCGCTGAGAGCACTACCCGGGCAAAACAGGCCAGAGATGAGGTCCTGACGCTGCGCGATGAAGCTCAGGACGGTGCCCTTAATGCCAGGAACAGCGCACAGGCTGCTGCTGCCAGTGAGAAAGAAAGTGGACAGGCAAGGGATGAAGCACAGCTTCTTGCTGAACAGGCCAGAAGTGCAGCCTCAAAAGCCGCCGCTGATACCATTAAAGAGATACAGGAAAGTGAAGACCTCAGTGGTCCGCCAGGTCCGCAGGGGCCAGTCGGTGCAAAAGGTGAAAAGGGTGACAAGGGAGACACCGGGTTAACGGGGGCAACAGGACCAATTGGCCCTGCTGGTCCGCAGGGACCGGCAGGCGCAAAAGGCGAAAAGGGTGACAAGGGAGACACCGGGCTAACGGGGGCTACAGGACCAACAGGCCCTGCAGGTCCGCAGGGACCGGCAGGTGCAAAAGGTGAAAAGGGTGACAAAGGAGATACCGGGTTAACTGGTGCCAGAGGGGCTACTGGAGCAACTGGCCCTGCAGGTCCGCAGGGACCGGCAGGCGCAAAAGGGGATAAGGGAGATAAAGGGGATACCGGGTTAACTGGACCGCAAGGACCACAGGGGCCTGCAGGCGCTAAGGGTGCAACAGGAGCTACTGGACCACAAGGACCGGCAGGCGCAAAAGGAGCAACAGGTGCTACGGGACCGCAAGGGCCGCAGGGGCCAGCAGGTGCACCAGCGGGTGCTCTTCATGCTGTAGGTACGTTTGCGCTGGCATTGATGGAACCATCCAGAAGTCCTTTGAATCCCGGTGTAAATTTTGCAGGGAGTAGCTTACGGGCGTGTGGAATTCTAGCTAACAGCAATCGTGAAGCATCATTTTGTATCTGGGGTCCTAACCAGACATACACTTTGCCGGGTACATGGCGTTCGTGTGGGGTTATAACCACTTCATCGGATGGTATATCTGGATATAATTTTCAATATTATGCCGGTCTTTTTCAACGAATTTCATAGCAGGAGATTGTATGAATATTGAGGACATTCAGGCTCCTGAGTGGGCGAATAAAGAACATACAGCGATTAACTGCAGGGTTAAATTTGCAGAGTTTGATGAGTTTCTGCCGTTCACTGCATGTCAGAATGATTTTGAGGAGCATGGACGCCGTATCTACAGCGAGCTTGAATCAGGAAAGTATGGAACTGTAGCCCCTTATATTGTGACTGACAAGATGGTGGAGGATTTACGAAATCAGAAACTGACTGAAATCAGCAACTGGCGGGACGTTCAGGAAAACGCCAACATTATTTTTGAATTTGGTGGCCAGCGATGGGATGGAGGAAAAGCATCGCAGGAGCGTCTTGCGCCCGTGGTTATGGCTGGCAGTGCAGGAAAGTTACCGGAAGGATTCTTCTGGACGGATGCGGATAACCACGATGTTCCGGTAAATTTTGCGTTCCTGCAACAACTGGAGGCAGCGATGGTGCAGGCAATGGTAATGCACGGCTTCAGAGTTCACGAGCGGCAGAGGCAGATGAAATCGGAGGTAGCGTTACTTACAGATGTTAATGCCATTACTGAATATCCAGTTGGCTGGAGTGAGAGGAAGTAA